ATTAATATGTAATACTTGTGGAAGAAGATTAAACGCAGATTTAAATGGAGCTAAAAACATCTTGAAGTTTTCACTTCAAGATGGGTCGCCGAGTCGTTCCGACCCGTCTGAACTCCTTAAACAAAACAGACAAGCCCTCGGCTTTAGCCGTGGGTAGATGACTTTAAGCATAAATCAATGTGGGGGGATAATACAAAAGATGAAAATATGGAAGAAGAACCAGTAGAAAAGAAGTCCATGTGGGTAAAAGAATCGATTAAAACATTAAAACATCCAGGTACTGTAATAATATCTCCTAATGAATATTATACTAAAGGATTAACGGAGCAAGATATTTATGATTATTATGAAAGGGTAAAAGATAACTTATTAAAATTATATGAAGAATATAAATTGGATTGCCTTTTGAAAATAAAGATAGATAATACTTTAATAGTAAAAAGATTGAAAAACGAAGAATTATTAAAATCATGGAATGTTATAAATAATGGTAGAACAGTAGAATTTCATATAGTATTACCAACTCAATATTCTCGTATTTATTGGATAGATTTAGATCCTAAAGAAAAGTTTCCTTTTGAAACTGTGTATGAAATTGCTGAAAAAATTAAAAATTTATGTTTAAAAAATATATCAAATACTTCTGATGTTGTTATTAATTATACTGGGGGAAGAGGAATGTATGTTATAGGATTTTTAAATAAGGAACAAGATGTTAATAAGATAAAAAATACTTTAAAAGAATTAATAGAATCTAATATTATACCTGAATATCCTAAAACAACATTAGGATTTACAAAAGAATCTGATAATATGCGTATAGATTTATCCACATTACATAAGTTAGGATCTATAAGATCTCCATATTCTTTAAATGCTACTACAGGATTAGTATCAAAAGAATTAAAAAGTTTAGATAAAGAAGATTATAATATTAATTTTTTTAAAAAGAGTTTCACATTCAATCTTTGGATTCTACAGGCTACATTATTACCTCAGATAATTGGGGAAATAAATACTTTAAATAAAGATCCTGAATATATAAATAGAATTATAGATACATTATATGTAATGTCTTCATTTATAAAAGGATTAGAAGGTAAAAGTAAAGAAGAAATAAAAAAGGTGTATACACAAGAATGGAAAGAAGAGATGAAATCACGTATAAATAATATAATATCAACAATTAATTCAGGAAGAATTCCTAATAGTAAAGATTGGGAATTAATATTTACTTATTCTGATAAATTTAAAGATAATATAAACATGCAATCATTATTAGAAAAAGTAATAAAAATGAAGTATGCAATTGAAAGAGGAGATAGAGAACGAATAGATAAACCTGAATTTTTAACATTGATAGCTAAATTTTTAATAAGAAGACCATATGAAAAAACAAATTTATCAAAAGAATTAATACAAAAAATACAAAATAAGATAGGAGAAAGCTCATCAGCATCATTAGATTATTTGTTATCTGTAGCTAAGGGATATAGACCAGAATATCAAGAGTATAGAAAAGATTGGGTAACTGTTGTGTTAGAAAAGAATAAAAGAACTGGTAGGGATATAGATGAGGATGATTTAGAAGATACTATATCTTTTATAAAATTATTAAATAGAAGTGGAGAAAAATTAACTGATGATGAAAAAAAAGCTATAGAACAGATATTTTTAAAATTTCCTTTGTATGCTATTAAAGTAGCAGATGAATTAATAAATTTAGGGGTTAGTTTAGATAAGAATACATTAATAGAAGAAATAGCAAAAAATTCAGGAAATTCTTTTGAATATGCTAAATTATTAATAGAAAAAAGAAAAGATATAAAAGAAATACCTGAAATAATAATACAAGGAATAGCTCAAAATTCGATAAGTTCTTATGATTTTGCTAAATTATTAATAGAAAAAGGAAAAGATATAAAAGAAATACCTGAAATTATACTACAAGGAATAGCACAAGATTCAGTATATTCTTATTATTTTGCTGAGTTCTTAATAGATCAAGGGAAAGATATAAAAGAAATACCTGAAATTATAATACAAGGAATAGCCCAAAGTTCAAGGAATTCTTATTATTTTGCTGACTTATTAATAGATCAAGGGAAAGATATAAAAGAAATACCTGAAATTATACTACAAGGAGTAGCCCAAAGTTCGGATGATTCTTATTATTTTGCTAAATTCTTAATAGAACAAGGAAAAGATGTTAAGGAAATTCATGAGGGTATAATACAAAGTATTTTAAGGGATAAAGAATATAAAGAAAAATATTTTGATTTATTACGACAATATAATTTGCCATTACCAGAAGAATATGAAATAAAAAATGAAAATAGGGAAGAAGAACCAGTAGAAAAGAAGTCCATGTGGGTAAATTCAAATAAAAAACAATTGACAATAAGGGGGATATATAATAAGGGGTATAAGATTTATCCTTTATACTCCTTAGCTTTTGTGGCAAAAGAGGCGTATGATATAGCCAGGGAACATTTAAACAAAGATACAGTTAGCAAGTACATGGATATGGTAAAAAATATTGAAGATACTAAAGAAAGAAATGAAGCGGCTTTTAATCTTTGGATAACTACTGAAGGATATTTACCTTATGAGGAAACGATTTCAAAAATAAGAAATAAAATTGATACTTTTTCAAAATATGAGAGAATTACGGTATCTAGATTAATTGAAAAATTTAGAAATTTTTTGAAACAACAGTTTGTAAATATAGGAAAAGCGTAAATGCCAATAGAACAAAATATTTTTTTGTTTCCAGTAATAAAATGGGTAATGCCACAAGGATTAGATTTATCTGTTTATGATAAAATAAATATTTATTATTCTTCTAATGAAGGGCAGAATTATACTTTATTAACTACAATTGATTCAAAAGATGGTAATAATACTCCTGTAACTTCATATACTGACCAATTTCATTCTATTACCATGAAAGATAATTTATTTTATGTGGTATCGTATTATAGCACTTCTTTGGATACTTCAACTGATTACATATTAACGTATAAAGAATTAACTCCAAGAGAAAGGAAGTTGACTTTTAATTTGGCCAATATCCTTTCCTCTTTCATTAGCAACACTTTAACAGATGAAGAATTAAGGCAGTATTTAGAGCAAGGGTTAAAAGCGTATAATATAATACCTCCAGCCACAGATTTTACCCTATTCTCATTACCAGCTTCTTTAGAGCCGGTAATTTTGCTAGGAGGGGCTGTATTTGGGGCATATACAAATATGCTTAAAATATCGTTTGGAGATGTATCAATTAATGATAATGGGATATCATTAACATTAAATAGAGGAGAAAAGATAAATCAATTGATAGATAAAATTAATACTAAGTATAAAGAGATTATTGAAGTGTCTAAATTAGATTATGCGTATACTGGAGCAGGTGTAGGCTCGGTACCATTACCTATAGGTATAGGTAATAACTTAGGAAGATCAATAATGAATGTTTTTGATTTGATAGGCGCATTAGGTAGATAATAATGGCAAAGATATCCACAAATACGGAGCAAGTTCCCATAGATAATTTAGTGGTTACATTTGACGAAGGTTTGTATGACCATTATTTAAGCTATGCCGGAATGCCTCCAAGGCATTATATAACTTACATCAACGAAATCAAGGCAGGATTTTCCACTAAATATCAACTTCATAGATTATTGAAGTTTTTAAAAGAGATATTTCCAACAGGAATAATACCTGCAAAAGCGTTACAATATCAGCCAATACCTACTGTTTCCGAACCTATAATTAGAAGATTAGGTAAAATTCAAGTAGTTGAAAAGAAATTTGATAAAGTACAAAGGAATTCTTTAAGAGAAATTGATTGGGAATACATGACCGGTGGAATAGATACTAATGCAGTTATAAACGGGCGGAATGTTGAAGGCCCTAGAGTTTAAAGGAGGAATAAAATGGAAATAATATTTGATAGAAAAGCTTTTTTAGGCTATAAAGAAAAAATAAATAAAGAGAAGTATATATCAAAAGGAGTTACTGAAAAGCTTGATAATGTGCAGAAGGATTATTCTATAAAAGAAAGTCTTCCTGTAGATAAAATAGGAGAAGAAAACATCACAAAAGGAGAAAAAGGAGAATTAAAATTTCCCAAAGCCAATACCGATGAAATGTTTCATTCCGCTAGCAGAGGGGAAGATAAAGTTAAAGAATATGTTTCAGCTATGGTGGATAAATTAGTTAAAGAAGGTTATTCAAAAGAACAAGCTATGGAAAAAGCGCTTTCAGAAGTTAAAGCTAGAGGATATGATATACCTGAGAAAAAAGCTGCAAAATTAACAGATGAAGCCCAAGAATTTATATCCAACAAAATTAAACTTTTAATAGAAGAGGGATATGATCAGGAGCAGGCGGCAGCTATTGCTTACAGTCAAGCCAGAGAAAAAGGATATGATGTCCCAGAGAAAAAGGAGGCAGGTGTTAAGATGGCTAAAATAGATAATATTCAAGAAGGTGAAAAAGGGAAATTGGATTTTCCTACCTCGCAGGATAAACATGACCCTAGTGTTAAACAACCTTATCTTAAGACAGATAAGCCTACAATATCAAAAGGTCCAGAGGAGAAAATAAATATTGAAAAATCTCAAGCTTCATTTCCTTCTGCTGAATTGAAGGTCTCTACAGAGAGTGGTAATGAATTTAAAGAAGAAGGGGATAAAGGGGCATTTAAAAAGATAAATCCTGAACCGGGAGTATCTGCCGATAAACTTAAAGATGCAGATAAACCGTTCTCAGATTATGAACAGGTCCCAAAAATGATGAAGCAATTTAATATAAAGTTTTATAAAAAGCAAGATCCTTATATGTATAAAGAGGCTATGGTAGGCGCAATAGATTCTTCTATAAAGAATATGGAAACGATAGCTTTGGCCTTAGGGAAAAATATATTTGATACCCCAATAGCCCCTATATATGCAGGATTGATACTTGCAAGAGATGTTAATACCCTTATAGTTACTGCTGCAGATAGCAAAAAAACTATATTTACATTGTTAAAAGAATTAAAAGATAAATATATGACTGAGAAGGGGTTTGATAAAGAGAAGTTTAAAGGTGAATTTAAAGGGGCATTGAAAGGATTAACGGATAAATTTGCTGATTGGATGGAACAGTATGATTTTAAAGAAGAATCAGGTTCCAAAAAAGAACCAGGTGAAAAAGGGGAATCTAAAGGCCCTTTTGGAGCTGGTGATGAGAAGAAAGAGAAGGGCGGATTTCCTTTTGGCAAAGGTAAAGAAAAAGGTGAATTTCCATTTGGCAAAGAGAAAGGTTCAGAAGAAGAACCAGAAGATAAAAATATTTTGGAAAAGATTAGTAGATTCCTTTTTTCTTAATTAATTTCCCCCCGCCCCGGATAACCGGGGCGGGGAAGAGGGTTCCAAATGTTTTTAAAAGAAAGTCAAAATATATCAGATTTATATGACCTTTTTTTAACTAAGCGTACTGAGTTTGCACAGTTATTAGGTGTAGATGAAGGTTTAATTACAATTCCTAATATGAATGCTGAAGTTGTACTGCAAAAATTTAAAGGAAATACCCAATTAAATAATATAAAAAAAGTATTAGATGCCACAAAATCTGCGATAGAAAAACAATTCGGGATACGTCCTGAATCTGTGAGCATAGAAACAATATTATTGGGAATGTTAAATGAGAAATTCAAAATAGGGGCTAGGAGTCTGGAAGAAATAACCAATTTACAAGACGTGGTATCTCTTTTATTAGAAGATACAGGGTTTATAAATAATTATTTAACTCAGATGCAGAATATTTTGAAAAAAGAAGATATGGTATTTCAAGTAATAGATGGGATTGAAAAGGAATTTAATATCACAATAGATATAAAAGAGGTAGCTAGTTGGTTTAATACGGCCCCTGTAGGAATAAGTTATTTAAAAATGTCTCCTGAAAAATTATATGGCACGATTATTTCTATCCCGGGGATATGGGCAAGAATAAATAAAATTATAGCTACTTCTTTTATAAAAATAATATCTACAGAATTATCTGAGCAAGGGATAGATGTAACTATAAAAATATTGGATATTACTCCAAAAAATATACGTCATTTTTTTAATAGTATACAGAAAATAAAGGATATAATATCTTTAGTAAATAATGGGGAAATAGATATATCATTGGAAGTTAATTTAGTACCTTTAGAAGGGTGGCCAACAACTATTACAACTTTTGAAGATTTTGTTAATTTTTATAATAACATAAAAGAATATAAAAAAGATTTAAAAGAAGTTCAAACAAAAAAAAGGGAAGAGCAGGAAAAAGTAATAAAAGAGAAGGAGAAGGCAGAAAAAGGGGAAGAACTAAAAAAACAAAAAGAAAAAGAAGAGAAAGAAAAGGCAGAAAAATTTAAAGAAGAAGAAAAAGAAAAGAAAGAAAAAGAACAATTTACAACATTTGAAAGTGAATTTATAAATAGTAGCTATTCTCTAATTAAAAATATAACTAGTAGTGGTTCAATTTATGATTTAATAGATAAGATAAAACCTTATACAGAGAAGAGTGATACATTATTTAAGTTATTTACTATTTTACAAAGTATAAGCGATAATATTACTTCTTTGAATACAATAGAATCTGCAATATCAAAAGCTAAAAAAGAAGTTTTACAATATCATAGGCAATATTACTTAGAAAAAATGAACGATATAAAAAAAGAAGTAGAAGACAATTTGGCAGGATTAGAATTATTTTTTGAGCAGTTAGGTAAACCATTAGATAAAGAGTATAATCTGAAAAATATAATCTATTCAGATATAGATAATTTGCAGAAAAAGATAGAAGGATTAGGAGGGGGTCAATGAATTTAAAATTTTTGTTTAAAAAAATAAGCGAATACCTAGACAAAAATTTAAATAGAGAAGAAACTGTCGACCCTCACGAGTTAGAAATGGGTATTAAAGAAGAAATGGAACATACCGATGATCCAGAAATAGCTAAGGAAATAGCATTAGACCATTTAGAAGAGCATCCTAATTATTATACAAAATTAAAAGAAGTTTTCTCTACTTTAAATAAGAAAGCACAGGCGTATCAAATTACTGTGAATGACAAAATTTACGATATAGATATTACTCAAGAAGTTGATACTACTAATGAAAACTCTGTTATAAAATATTACATTACGTTTAAAGAGTATCCTGATATGTCTTTTGAAATTGAAAATGCAGAAGAAATTCCTGAGCCGGAATTGAAAGATATAATTGTGGATTATATAGTTAATTTTAAAGATTTAGCAATAAAAAGTTATATAGAAGATCAAATTCCGGTAGACCAATCTGATTTCAATTATAAAGATAAGAGAACAGATACTGAGGATTATTATGACAAATTAGGCCAATCTTTAGATAAACCAAAACCGGATGGTGAAAGTAGCATGCCTGTAAGAGAAAAAAATAAATATCCTTATCCTTCCACAGGGTGGTACTCAGACATGAGAGGTTCTTCAGAACCACCTTCCGATTATAGCGATAGCAATTATTCAAAAGCTAAGGAAGGAGATTTACGGCCAGATTGGGCTACAGAAAGCAAATTTTCTTGGATAGATAAAGATGAGTTATTTAAGTTTATGAAATTATGCAAACTGTTTAAGATTAACAGAGAATTGACAAGAAATGCAACTATATATAAATATCTTCCTTTTTTTGTAAAGAATAGTGCATACTACAGGTTATTGGATGCTTATTTAAATATTTTATTTGAGCCAGTGGATAATATTATTAATATTAATAATAGTAATAAAAGTATTATTAATTTAGTTGATGCCTTATATGCTAAGGGATATAATAAATCTACAATTAAAAAAGAAGCATATAAAGAATTTGAAAAGGAGATTTATTCTGATAATAATATAAAAAAAGAAATTAAACAATATATAAAGTTTAAATTTTCTCCTAGATTACTAATAGCGTCGGATATGCGCCCGTATTTAAAAGTAAAGCATATAAAAAATCCTTTAAAAGAAGGGGTTATATTAAATGTTATAGAGGATACCCCTAGCGAGGCCAGGATATATGTATATTGGTTATCAGACGATTCATTAGATTTTGTTAATGAAAATGATTTAATAATTACAGGAGAACCTACTTTTGAAGAGATGAAGAAAGTTAATGAAAAGGAGCAGCAAAAAGTTAGTATGCTTACAATACAAAAGAATCCTTTTAATTGGTATTTAAGCTCTTTCTTGCAAACTTTTAGGGAATTACCTGTAAAATATGCTGAATTTAGAGAATGGGCGAAGGATATAAAAGATTATACTTTATTCGATAGTTTAGAAACTTTTTTGATAGGTACTAATTTAGTTAATATTACGCCAGGGTTGACAAAATTAAATGCTAAAAAAGTGGTGTATGTTTCTTCTGATAATGCAACTAAAGTTATTGAATTAGGGGAGGGCGAAGAACCTCCTGAGAAAATAACAGATGATGCAGGAAAAGAGTATTCTAAAATCGGAGAAAAGAATGAATGATGCAGAAAAAATAATAGCTATTGATTTTGATAATGTTATTGCCAAAGAGGAAGAAAATGGTAAAATAGGCGAAGAAATTCCTTATGCCTGTGAAACTATTAAAAAATTAACTGAAGAAGGGTGGAAAATATATATTCATTCACACCGCGCTGCAGATCCTAAAGAAAAAATGAATATGGAAGTTTGGTTAAATTCAAGGGGATTAAATATTCCTATTATGGAGAAACCATTTGCCAGATTTTATATTGATGATAGAGCTATAGAGTTTAATGATTGGAATAAAGTATATGATAGATTAAAAAATGATATTCCTGTATCTGTAATAAAAACTCCGATAACTACTATTTTACCTGGCATTGAAGAGCATATTAAAATGTTGGATACTCCATATTTAAATGAATCAGATTATATAGCAATAATTAATAGATTAAAAAATTTATATGGGATAAATGTAACTTATGAGGAATTTGAAAAATATAATTCCCAATATCTTTGGGATTCAAAGATATTGAGATTAGCTAATAAATTATCAGCTAATTATATTCAAGAAGGGGATAGCGTTTTAATATTGCATGGTAAATATTTAGGGGAATTAGGCACAGTGTATAGCATAAAAGATAGCGAAGCAGAGATTATATGCGATAGCAATAATAAATTTTTGAGATTTGAAGATTATATGAATAAGCTTAAATATTTCCCATATATATTTAAAAAAGCCTGCAAAGGCCCTTCTAAACTAGTTAATAAATATTATCCGAATGGATTATCTATAGAAAAGATATCTAAATATTATAAAGATAATTTTCCCATGATATATTCTTATTTTGAAGATCCTAAAATTATCGGAGTTTTTGATGTGTATGGTTCTTTATATCGTATGGCAATAGAAGATATTAATGATATAAATATGGATAGATTAAGAGGGGTATACAATATAATACCAAATAATAGATGCTATCAACCATTGAGAATTAGGAGGGGGCCTAGATTTTTTGGAGAGTTTAAAAATTCATTAGCAGATTTGATATGCGCATTATCTCCATATGTAATAGATTTTAAGTTAAGTATAGAGGGGGATAAAGGGGTTATATTATATTTACTATTTGATAAACAAGTTAATGAAGAACTATTATCGAATTTAAAAGAAGTATTGAAAGATTTTAAACATATGGATATAGACGATAATATTAAAGTGGTTCCAGCTATAGATTCGATAGATGTTAATACGGGATTAATTAATAAAAAAGTGTCACTGGAAGACTATAATTACCCTATTGCGACAATTGAAGGGGAATAATGGAATTAGAGGAATATAAAGAAAAACGAGATTGGACCAAAACTCCTGAACCAAAGGGAGATGGATCTAAAGTCTCTAAATTAGTTATCCAGCAACATGAAGCCAAAAGGGCGGGGAACCATTACGATTGGAGAATCCCGTATAAAGGGGTATTAAAGTCTTTTGTAACTAAAAAATTACCTAAAAAGGGAGAAAAGATATTAGCAATTCCTACAGAGGATCATCCATTAGCTTATGCCTCCTTCGAGGGGGAAATACCTGAGGGTACATATGGAGCGGGGAAAGTGACTAAAAAAGGAGAGTATTCTTTTAAACTTAATGAATTCTCCTCCTCCAAAATTTCATTTGAAATTTTGGAGGAGGATATGGAAGGAAAATATACTTTAATAAAATTTAAAAATGGATTTTTAATGCACAGGGGTTAAAAAAACATGGCAGAATTTGATGCATATATAGAGACTGTAGTTAAAAGTGCGTATCCTGGTACCGGAAAAGAAGATGTCATTGCAAGAATAACGTACGATACTTTTTTAAAATATACTTATTTGGTTAGCCAGCATTATTTTGATATAGACATTATGAAGTTATCCACCAGTTTCCCAAAAATTACACCGCAAGAATCTACAGTATTGCAAGAGAATATTAATAATCGAATAAAAGAAGACCTGGTAGAGCCTACGGTAAAAGAAATTATCTCGGAAGATTTTAGTAAAAAGATGATAGAGAAAAAGAAAGATTATTATGATAAAGCAAAAGAATTGATAGTATATGACTGGATTGCTGAAGGGGTTAAACAAATAGGGAAGAAGAAAGAAAATAATTTAGAAGGATATAAAAATACTTTAAAAGAAGATATTTCACATAGAATAAGTAGATTAATCCCTAATAAAGTTCCAAATATTAGAAGTATTTTAAATAAGATATATTCTACTATAATGTTGACATATTATCATGATGAGATTCAAAATACCATAATAGAAATAATTCAAAATTCCAGAGAAATATTGCAACCTTTAATTAAAACTTTAGAGGATTATAAGGATGAAACTTTTAGAGGGTTAAATTTTTCCGATCCTAATAGTGTAAAAAGTTATTTTATAGATAAGCAACCGATAGTTGTAAATATGTTAAAGAATAATATTCAAGATACTGATATACTTGTAGCTAAAAATGCGCAAGAGGCATATAGCATACATCAATTAATAGCTTTGTATATATACGGTAATTTAAAATCAAAAATAGGGGATCCTACATTTATAAAAAGATTACCGGTAGTGAAAAGATCATTAGAATATTATGAAAGTCTTTTCACTACAACAGCGGGATTAGCTAGTATGTATACCGCTATTTCTGTTTTATACGCCCCAGGAACTACAAGGGATAGAACTAAGGAACAGATAGTGGAGAATAAAAAGGAAGAATTTGCTAGATTAGAGCAAGTTTTTGTGGATAAAACACAACAAAAAGAAGTAGCAAGACTAATGTCTATCCCAATAAAGGAAGATGCCCCTGAAAAGTTAGGTAGAGTTAGGGCATTATTTATTACTTGGATTTCAGATTTAATGTATGAAACACGAGAAAATTTTTATGCTGCAAAAACGCCAGAAGAAGCTAAAAATGTATTAGAAGATTTTAAAAATAAAGTAGAGAAATATAAAACTGATTATAAAGTTATACAAGGATTAGAACAAAAAGAATTAGAAGCTATATATACCCCACCTGCAGGTCCTACTTATTTAGGTAAACCTAAGCATAGAGGGATAAATATATTGGAAGAGTACGAAAAAAACATTTCTAAATTACTATTGGAGGCGGAATTATGATAAATTTTAAAGTTGGGCAAGTGGTATCGATACCTAACGATAACCGAGCAATGATTATTATAGGTTGGAATGATAATAAAGCGGATGAGTTATATATGATCCCTTTAAATGATGTCAATACCCACGAAATGACTAATGTCATTTCGGCAGGTATAAATGACATAACGCCTATAATGACAACTGATATAAATGAAGAGGACATTATAGACGTTGAAAATATTCCTGCGAAGGTTGTAAATGCGACTAATAAAGAATTAGGGTATATAGATGTTAAATATTATCATAACCCGGTAATATACACTTTAAAAATAGCTTCTTTAAATTTATCAAAAAAAGAAGTTACTAAAGATATTGAATTATGCAAACATTGCGGTTTTGTAGTTTTTAAAGATAGCAATACCAAATGCCCGTATGAGAATATTTCTGAGTATAAACAAGAGCTTCCTAAAGAAAGGATAGAAGCTACCTCAGTATTAAAAAAGATTTTGAATGGCATGGACATAAAAGATTATATTCCTAAAAAAGAAGCTAAAAAAGAGGAGTATGACCCCTATGTTATAGATTATTCCGAGGAATTAGAGATAGGCACAAAAGTAAGAAAATTTAGTTCTTTGAAAGAGGGAATTATAATTAGCAGAGTTAATAATCAATATGTTGTAGATTGGGAAGGAATTCAGGAATCTTGTTGGGGTCAGGAATTGCTTCCAATAGTGGAGTATAAAAATCCAAATTAAAATGGGATACACGATACGACCAAATCCGTATGGGCAACCTCTAAACGCAGACGAGGAATTCAAATATATCCGTTCTTTGTTTCCTACTGCGGAGTGGGTACCTTCTTTGGTCAAAATAGAAGTGGTACCAGGAAAAATTAATACTTTTTTAATTTCTTGGAATTCTGTGCCTTCTGCGGTCTCTTACAAAATTCATGTTGGATTCTGCCCTATTTTATCTCAGGCAGTAGATCACATTGAAATCACAACTACATCAGTGGAGTATACCCGAGCTGCAGTATTGCCAAATGATGCTTTCCCATATGTTTGGGTAGAATGGGTAGATTCTAATGGCAGTTCTAGTTTGATAAATCAAGATCCTGCTTCATTAGATACCGCGTATAATACTTTCGATGTAAATTATAGCCCTTTGGAACAGGGATATGCTAATTTAACTATAGATAACAATTATATACGATTTATTCTTCAGGAGATTAGAAGAAGAGAAGTAACTATGCTCCAAAACGATGGTGAACCTTTCATATTGTATACTCACCGTTGGGAAGGGAAGAAGTGTAAATGTATCCAAGATTATAGCAAAACCTCTTTAGATGGCGATGATTACTATGGTTTTAATACAGAAGATCCTGATAAAGGGGTTAAAATAACCCCAGTGGATACTAATGCTAATCCAACGTACGAGGGGTATTCACAATGCAATCTATGTTTTGGAACTGGAATAGCAGGTGGATATTATCATGGGATCCCTTTAATCGCTAGATATGGCAATTTACCGACTAGAGTTAGATTGTTTGGGGCGGTAGGTATAGAATTCCAAACTTCATTCAATACTTGGACCCTATGGAGTCCAAGATGGCATGAACATGATGTTTTGTATAGACCAGCAACAGGGGAATATTTTGAGGTAACAGACCCAAAATATGGGACTTGGCGCGCAGTACCATTGCATCAAGAAGCTACGTCTAAAGCTATTCCAAGAAAAGATGTAAGATATTTGCTGACAGATAGTAATATTGATATAGGGGTTTCAGCTAATGGTTAATAAGTATATCATTCATGGTTCAAATTATATTAAAAAGGTAACCGTCGCTGCATTGCGTCAAATATACGCAATGCAGGAAGAGTTCCCTATATACAAATACAACGACGATACTTCTGCGACTAACATATTGATATATGGCTACTATCCCCCAACAGCCATGGCGTTACCGTTGCTGGTGGTGAGGAGTCAGAGTTCTACATATCATAGAGCAATTAGTGATATTCAGGGTGGATTTGACGAGAAAATAGATATAGTAGATGGTGAGGCGGTTACAAAAAAGTATGCGTTTGGGTTCATTGAAAGTACATTATACATAGATATTAATACTTTCACTGATGAGGATCGTAATGCTTTAACTGATTTAACTGCTTTTTATATTAGATACATATTCCCAGATGTTTTATTTAAATATGGAATAGGATTTAATAGTGCAAGCATTACCGGTGAAACTGAAAAAGATTGGTCCGGTAAGAGAATTTTTGCTAATAGTGTACAAATGAAGGTGTACACAGAAGTTCAATACAATAGAATAGATCCGTTAATTTATATCGAAAAATTGAATTTGACATTGCAAAGTTATATTTAAAGGAGGAAAAAGATGGCAACATTCACAGGAGGTTTTGTAAAACCAGGAGTTTATGTAAAGGAGATATTTGAAAGTCAGGCTACGGGATTGCCCGGATACTTTATGCCAATAGTGATAGGGCATACTGAAAAAACAGGAGAAGGGATATACCAAGTAAAACAATTAAGCGCGATAGATGCAAATAATAATGCTGCCGCTATATATGGTACTTATTCTGTAGAAAGTGGAGATGTAGTAAATGGTTCTAAAATTAAAAATAGTATTTCACTAGCAGAATCTATATTAAAATCTAATGGTATTACTGAATATTATGCATTAGCGCTTAATCCTACTGATGAAGTTACAAATCAGCCGTTAGATTTAACTACAGAATCAGGATTAAAAACTTCATTTGAACAAGCATTAAATAAATTATTGCTTTTTGGGGATGCTTCACCTTTATATTGTATAATCCCATTATTTCCCATGAGTAAAACATTTAATAAACTAAGTTTAGATGCATTAATGGGACATATAGAATTTACTAGGAGTATAGAAGAGCAGAAGCCTAGAATAGCTATAATTGGGAATAAAACAGGCTCAGATACCGGTGCCAATGCTTATCAGCAATATATAGATACAGCTACATATATAAAGAGTCCCTTTATAGCATATGTATCCCCTTCAACAGCAACTTATGCTATAGGTTCCAATATGGAAAATATTGGGGGTGAATTTATAGCATCCGCAGTGGGGGCTAATGCTTGTAATCCTACAGAAGACCCTGCTATGCCTATTTCAGGAAAAACTGTAAGAGGATTTAATACTATAGTAGACCCCTTCCCACTTTCTACCAAAAAAACTATGGCAGAAAGTGGTGTGCTGATAGTGGATGCATCGGATAATAATAGAATCTTAATGGACCTTACTACTGATCAATCACAGATCGTTATCTCACAAATAAAATTTATAAAAGTAGCTGATTATGTGGGGAAAGTATTAAGGACTTCATTAAAATCGTTGTATATAAATACCAAGTATTTAGGAGCGGTTACATTAAATGCAATTACTGTATCATTGAGAACTTTACTCCAAACTATGGCAAGTAATCAGATTATATTAGATTATACCATAGTTAGTGTTGCTCCTGATCCGGCGGATATAAGACAAATAAATATAGTAATAGGTATTAGGCCGGTACCTGATGTAACTTGGATTTACGTTCAACTTAATGTATCTTTGTAATAGGAGGATAAAATGGCTTTTATGATACCACGAACATTAGCAAGGTTAAGACCTTATTTTTCATTAGAAATAGGAAGTTATAGCCCTAAGTATGACTTTACTACTCCTGAACCTGTAATCCCGGATAGTTCAACAGGAGATTCTGTAACCTACAACCCAGTGGGAACAGTGCAAGAAGTAGATATAACAGAATCAAGAGAAACCCAATTATGGAGAGCAGCCGCTGGAGATCCTACAACTAATCTTAGTTGGGTAGGAGTAGAGAATGTGCCAGGAATACCGTCATATTCTTTAAAAATGTCTAAAATATTATTGTATGCAAAAAAAATAAGTGATACATTTTATCCTGATAGCTTTTCTCTTGAAGCTCAATTAGAAGCAGGATATAACAATGGGTTTGATATACTTGCACAGTATAAACCTATAGCTATTAAACTTAATGCATATGCTCCTACTTCAGGAGACAGTACCATTACTTTACCTTCTATGTCCATGTATTTTTACAATTGTTGGTTTAAAAATTTTCCGTTGAGATTTTCTGTAGCTGCAGAAGGTAGGGATATGTTAATGATACAGGAAATAGAGTGTAGTGTGGCTTTGGTTAAGGTAGAAGGTACTGGGAGCATAAAAACAAAAAAGTAGATTTGTAATATATTTTAATTTTGTTCATTTTGCTTTGCAAAGTAAGTTAAGGTGGCACAGATGGCTAAAGTAAAACTACCCCGGACGCTAGCAAGGATTCCGCAATCTTGCGTAATCCTTGCGTCGTCGTTGGGGAATGTTGATTTTAGAAGTTTACTTATAGATAAGCTACAAAATGCATTTATACCATCTACAGCTGCAAAAGATATAGCAACAATATTGTTAGCTAATATTGAATTATCTTACTTAGGGTTTTTACAGGATTTCAGTATTATCCAAACCAGAACGGTCAAATCTGTATATAAATTAGGGGAATATGAACCTAGTGTTAATATCCCTCAAAATGTAACATATACAGGGAAGGCTAAAAGAGTATGGGTATACGAACCTAATACACGACCGTCACCTAAAACAGCGGCCACTTTCGAGCAAAACTTGGGTTTTGCTCCGGGGATTAAGAATCAATTAGCTCCTTTTATAATTGTGCAAAGATTGTATAGTCCCCCAGTTAAGCCCACTACAGATGATTGGGATTGGGATGTAGAGAATATGCTAATATATCTTGATTGTTGGTTTACTAAAATTGATTGGAAATGGGATTATACCGGAAGTGATAAATTTTACACTACTGAAGATGTTGACTTCACAATAGGAAAAATGCTAACATTAAATAGTTTCCCTAAGGGAGGGGGACGACTTAATGTACATAAAATAACGGAGAAATGAAAATGACAAACACAAACATAAAAATAGGAGTACCTCCACAGACTGAAACAGCTAATGAAGCTGATATAATAAAACTGATCTGTGAAGGGGTAGCGGAAAAAGAAGTAGTAATAAATAATGTTAAATATGATATTTCTTTGCTTACTGCGGAAGAATCTTCTGATTTTGCTAAAGAAACCGGTCATTCATTAGCGGAAATATCAACAGATATGAAATTGATTGATATAATAAAATTGCCTTTAATTAAAAGGGTAGTAAAAAAAATATCCACTCAGAAAGGAATAATAACAGATAAAGAAAAAATAGGAAATATTTTGTCAAAAATACCTGTAGCTGTATTGGATAAATTGTTCATGGAATATATGCAATTAACTGCTAATGTTATGAATATGTTTGCCACTGATGAAAAAAAAACTCAATAATTAGCGAATATTTTCCTATTTCCAAAATATATTGGGCGATTTGTAGTTATTTTAAAATATTGCCCAATGATCCTTTGTTTCGTAATCTTACTGCTGTGCAAATGTATTGGATAATATCAAATATAATTCAAGAGAATGAGGAGCATAATAAAGCTTTAAATTCTATTAAATCAAGTAATAGTAAGACTTTTTCTAGTAGAGATGGTTCATTAGAAGAGTTCTTGAATGTATTCAAGAGGTAAAAATGCCTGGTGAAAATATATCTGCAGCTCAAGAAGAGTTTAGTAAAATGTTAAAAGCTGCTCAAGAAACATTTAAGGAAATAGATAAAGTATCGGCAGATTCTAATGCTTTAAAAATTGCATTGCATAAAACTTATGAAGCTCAATTAATAGACTTATTAAAAGGATTTGGTACAGAAGCAGGAAAACAACTTGCAGCACTTACTAAAGAAACAGAAGTATATGCAAGACAATTTGGAGAAGCGCAGAAAAAAGTAGAACAAGCAACAATAGCAACTGGAAATGATTTTGTAATGGTTACTGACAAATATAAAGAAGCTATAATTGAACAAATAGAAGCTCAAAAGCAATATGAAAATGGATTGGCTGGAATAAAAGCAGCTACAGAAGCATATTTACAAGCAGAAAAGTCATTAGAAGAAGCGGTTCGGAAGTCTGTAGTTTTACGAGAGCAAGCAAAAGAGCAAGCAAAAAAAGATGCTGAGTTGGAAAAAAAGGCTCAAGATTTAAGAAAAGCTTCTATAGCAGGGTATACCACATATATAGATGCACTTAAAAAAGGAGCAGGGGATACCCCTATAATTAAAAATTTAGGGCAATCAATTTATTCTCTTTCTGCGGCTTTCAAATTTTTTGGATTAACAAGTTTTAAAGGAATAGCAGAAAACATAGCAAAATTAACAGAAACAATAGGCCCAGTTACAAGTATATTTATGCGATTAGGTTCTTCTATAGGGGCCGCCCTTTTAGCCGCATTTCAAGCAGTTCAACGAAATCTTCAATTTATTTCTTCTCTAGCACAAACTACTAGTCTTACTACTAAAGGGTTAACTGATACATCTGCAGCATTAACAGAACAATTACGTGGTTCAATAGGAGTAATGGATACCACTACGTTTGGAATAAATAATTTAACCACTACATTAAAAAAAGTTATAACTGCTATACCATTAACAGGAGATGTAATAAATAATGTTGGGGCTGTGGTAACTTCGAATATACAATACTTAGCTAGAGGTTTTGTAACATTAGGTTTTTCAGCAAGCGATGCACTATCAAATGTAGAAAATTTAGCTGAAAAAGGGATAGTTGAATTTACTAATAGATTAACAACAGGCGTTTCTAAATCGATACAAAGTCTTTTGGGTTTTATAAATGAATTAAGAAATTTTGGAATTAATACTGCAAGTGCTTTAAATTTTGTTAAAGAATCATATCCGGCATATCAAAAATTAGGATTAAGTATAAGTGATTTCTCTAAAGGATTTGGGTATTTAGGGAAAATATTAGGCGAGATTAGAGAGAAAGGAAAAGATGCTTTTTCATTATTTTTGAAAAGCTCTGAAGGAATGTTAAGCACTATGAAATTAATAGCTAGTGAAGGAGATAAATTAACCGGTATGACTTTAGTAGGCTATCGTATGATAGCTGGAGTAGGACCTACTAATGTTTTTTCTAATGTTATGGATTTAGTAAAAAACCCTATGTCTACTATGCAGAAATTTTCTTTACAGGCAAGTACTATGTTTAATTTATTAGGTAAAGATATAAATACTTTTATGACATATACATACAGTAAAAGTGATGCTATGGCTAAAATATTCAGCGAAATATGGGAAAATGCTAGAGAGAATACTGATACATTTACAAAAAATTTACAAGCACTTGGGCGAGGGGAGACAATAAAAGGGTTAACTATTAATCAAGAATTGGTTAGATTGGCACAAAGTCAATTAGATCCTTTAAGTTTAATGGTTAGATATTTAGAGCAGATCGTTTATTGGTTGGAATCTAAAGGTTCTTGGCTAGTTAGAATTGCAATGAAAGCGGTATAATAAATAGGAGTAATAGATGGGAATAACACAATATTTAATTCCTGAATTAAAAGATCGGAGAGTATTATATTATCCCGCAGAGAGTTTTGCAGCAATAGAAGAAAAGTTAGGGAAAGAAAAATTGAAAACAGAATTATTCAAAATATCTACGTTTAATTTTAGTAAATTAAAAGAACCTTTAACAAAATTTGTAAAAAGGTATTATGATTATGATGCTAATCCATTTAAAGGAGTGAATAAACTTAAAAAAATAGAATTTCCTAATGTAAATAAAGTGGATTTCAGAATGAATAGAGATGTCAGCGAAATTTATGGATTATACGGATTTGAATTAGTGCCTTGGTATGTGAAAGCGAATACGCTGGTTATAACAGGTACATATTATTTTGGAGGAATAATTTCAGAAGTTGATATTTTAGATAGTGATTTAGTATATAATAAGATTAAAGAAGATTTATTTGATACAGATAAGAAAATAAATACAACAGATAAACATAAATCTTTAATAACTGTAGGGAGAATTACAGAAGCTAATAGTATAGCATTAGTAGGAATAATAAAACGATTTGATATAGAAGAATCTACTGAAAGTCAATTTACTTTTACATATACTGTTGAATTTGTAGGGATTGATTTGTGGGGGTACCTAGGTGATTAGAGAGGAATTTAAATTAAATTTCAAAGTGTATGTTTATCATTTTAAAGATGTGTATAATCTATTAAAAGCGTATAGCTTAGAATCATTAGTTTTTACAAACATAGATAAATATAAATTCCAAAACGATTCTGTAATTCCTTTATTCTCTACTTTATTTAGTATCCAATCACAGGTTGAAATTAGTCAAGATAGTAAAATAATAAAATTAAAAGATAATATAGATAATCCAGTGAAAAATTATTATTCTTTGCTATCTTCTTATATTGAGGAAAATTATAAATCATTCCCATGGCTTTTAAGTGTGTTAGATAAATCTGCGGAGAAAAAAGAATATATTAAGAAGTTTTTAAATACATTAAAAGACAATTTAATTGAAGATTTTACAAAAAATATAGATAATATTAGTAATGGAAAAATAACAATAGAGAAAAAGGATATTACTAAATTTGTATTATCTATAAATCATTCCAATTCAGTAGAACAACCTTCTAATAAAGCCACTATAAATATAAATATAGATAGAAGATCTTCCATATATGAACAAATTAAAAATGAATTATATGATAAAGATACTAATGAACTTTTAATAAGTGAAAATGATATTGTAGAAATCAGAGTAAAATATCCAAAAATATATGATCCTTTTCCTGGCGAATATTATGATGATGATGGGTATTACAGAATGTTTATTGGGTTTATTTCTGAATTAAAAATATCAAAAAGTGCTTTAGAATATATGTCTTTATCCTTGCAATGCGAAGGAATATATAAAATATTAGAATTGCAAAAAGCTATATATACTACTGCTTTAGGGCAATCTCAGCTTTTTGAAAAAAATACAGAATTACAAGATGTGAATGTAAATATTTTTCAAAATAAATTTACTAGAATGTCAGCTAAAGCAATATTTGAAGATATATTATCCTCCATATTTTTAAATGGTTCAAATGAAAATATTAATGAATTATTAGAAAAAGAATCTACTTTAAAAATTAAAATACCTACAGCGAGTAATGCTTTTTCTTATGATATACCATTAAAACAAGATATAGATAAAGTTAATTTTCAATTTATAACTTATATTCCTTTATTATATATTTTAGTAAAATTTATAGAAACTAGAGATACCACTAGCAAATTAGATCTTTCTTTTATATCCGCATACCATGACGGTATAGATATTCCACCTTACGAATTAGCTATTCAAGAGGCGTTCAGATTATTTTACCCTGTGTTAAAAACACCTTTAGATATACTAAGAGAAGTAGTTATTAACACTTTTTGTGAATTTTTTGAAAATGATCAAGGGGTGCTTATATTGCGCACCCCAAAATATAACCAAATAGATTTATTTTATGATTTTTTAGAAAAAAATAATTCCGAAATTAAAACAGATAATAGAATAACATTAGATAAAGATATAACAGATGTAAATTCGGATTATATTATAATCCCAGAGAATATTATTTCTTACTCATATGATCAAAAAGATCCTTCTATAGTAACCAGAAGCGATATGCAATTTTATTTCCCATTAAATGGACAACCTTTGCCTACTTACACAGGACATTATACTGATCCTTATCTGTTAGCTAAATATGGTATGCGGCCGGTAGAGCCAATGAACAATCCTTTAAGTATTAATCCGGCTATAGCAGAAGCGTTATCTCCTTTAGTATTAGCAAATAAGAATAAAAACGCTAGAATTATACAGATTGAAGTTATAAATAATAAGCCATATAAATTAGGCTATCTGTATTTTATTCCTACTGATTCTTCATATAAAGAACCATTGATTAATTCTGAAATTAATACTACTCTTGAAGGGGTGGAAAAAAGGATATATGGGTATGTAGGATATTTAGAACAGAAACAATCTTCCTATGCTCCTTTTAAAGGATTTACTACAACTTTGACATTTACTTATGTTAGAAAAGCAAATATAATTGCTAAACAAGTAAAAGGAGAAAATTTTGTTACAAAACCAACTTATCAAAAATATATAGAATTTAAAAAGTTACCAGATACTGAAACCATTTTAAATTTAGCTTTTAAATTTAATGTAGATAAAGCTCAAGGAATGGTAGAAAAGCAAACTCCAGCGGAGAAAGAAAAAGCTTCTTCTATAACTACTTCAGAAATTAGTGAAAATGGGTTTTATATAATACCTAATGGAGAATTATCTTACAAATATAATTATAAAAGGGAAGTATTAGAAAATTCAAGTGTATCATCAGAAAATATTGAAGATTTTTTATACCCTTTTGCTGTACGGGGAAAATTTGAAAGCACGGTAGAAGCTTTTGATAATACACCTAAAAATAAATATTTTCTTTCTTATTTGACTATATTAGATAAATTAACATTAGAGACTTCTTATGAAATCGCATTTGAAAAATATAATAAATTTTTTAAACCAAGTATTGAGAATTTTGTTAAAGCAGTAATTAGAGATTATATAGATGCTAATAAACTAAAAATAGCAGAGGTAGAAAAAAGGCTTAAAGAAGTAACAATTGATTTTTCCACTATTGAAGTTAATATAACTAAACTAACAAATATAAAATTAAAACCAGCAACTGTTTTGACTAACAAGGTATTTTGGATTACTGTTAAAAGTAATACAGGAGATTCTAATTTTGATAGAATTGCACGATCTTTTGGGTTTATAGCATGTTATCCATTGAATAAACTTCCTAAGCCTTCTTATTATGCCATATGGAAAGAAGGGAATTCTAAAGAAGAAGGATATATTTTAAAAGGATTTGATTTTCAAAAATCTATTGAAATAACTAATGATGATTTTTTATATAATATATTTATATTTAGAACAACGTCTTCAGATAAGGTTAAGGGATATGACATTCAAGATATGTTAACTCGAAGAGTACTTTATACTAATAAAAATGCAATACATGCCAATTATAACTTTGCTAACTATTATAAAGATTATAGCATTTATAGTGTAATAAAACCTATGGACACAGAATTTGAATTTTATAAAGTAATATTTGTTATTCCTAGTGAAATCCAATTTAGGGGAACTACTGCTGAAGGTATACAAATGGAAGAGTCACAGATAGAAGTAAGTAAATTAAATATTGATATTCCATACAGTGGAAGATGGTTTCTTTATGAAAAAGCACCTAATGAAATTAAGTTTACAAATATTGAGAGATTTATAGAATATGAGGATTCTAAGTATGGAGATACATTAAAAGAATTTGAAGAGAATATGCAAAATTTTTATTCGTTGAGAAGATTTAATTCAATAGATAATGATAATAGTCTATTATTAGTATGGAATTTTGTATATTTAGATAAAGAATTTGAAATTTTTAAAAAAGAAGTAAAAAATTTATATGCATTTAATTATGCTACTTGGGAAACAGGTACAGGTAAAAATACAGATTTTGCTGATGTATATTCTGGCAAGGTATTAAATCTCAATGAGGTAAGAACAAATGAATTTAGTCTTTGAGATAGGGCAAGTAATAAGATATTACCCGGACGAATTAGCTGCAGATGTCCAGAATTCTATAGGGATTATATATCAAAAAGTGCCGTTTGTTACTTCTTCATCTATTGTTATAGGCCCTCTGGAACCTTATATAAAAGAATCTCCTTTAGAAGATACTCCGCCAGAAAAAGCGCCTACAAAAGGAAGATTGATAAATACAGGCTCTTTTGTGTTATTAGGAAGGTTTCCTAATATAGATAAGGTAGCTATAATTAGTGTGTTAAATGACGATTTAACTATATTAGGGTCTACAGGATTAAATGTTAATCTATCTAGAAATTTCCCTTTATTATCATTAGTAGAATCGGGGGATATACTATTTACAGCGTTAGGTAAATATAAAGAAGATCCCTTTGTAGATATAAATGATACTCCTAATAGATTTAAAAGGGAATACGGTTCCTGGTTATTGTTAAAACATTTTGGGGATGCTATATTATCAAATACCAATTCTTCCGCGATAGTATGGCTTTTGCACGATGGAAGTTTAAAATTATATGGTACTACTTATGAAATTTTAGGGAAAACTTCTTCTTTGTATGAAACTGAAAATGGGGATTGTTTACTTTCTAGGGGTAATAGTATTCAAAGTGAAGATTGCTATGTAAAGTTATCTAAAGATAATGAGTTAATTCTTAAATTCCCTAATGGAACTATAGTAGGCAAAGAGGGGGAATTATCTGTAAATACAACCGATCTAAATTTAAATTCTACTAATGTTAATGTGCAAGCAGTGGAAGAATATAAGAATATAGAGGAAAGTAATACTTATTATACTAATTATAGTGTAACTGCTAATAATATAGATATATCTGCAAACTATTATACTAAAGTAATAGATAATATAGCTGAAAATATATCCAAGGATTCATATAGCTTAATCCTTACAAAAAGTAAGGATACATCAGAATTAATTTATTCTATTGAAATAGGAGATAAAGTAAAATTAAGTGGAACCACATCTGAATATTCTATTGAGGTGGATAAGACTTCTTTAAGTTTAGATGAATCTAACGCTACTTTAAATACTGATAAAATTAATATAAAAGCTAAAGAAGTAACTATAGATGTGGATGGTAATAAATTAGTTATAGATAAATCAGGGGTTAAGATTAAACCTACTACTATGGTGGAGGTTGGGGATAATCCTACCCATTTTGTTGTCGTCGCCCCAACTGCCGGCAGTGGGCCGGCGTTGTGGGGACAGCTGATGATTACCCCTAAAATAAAGGTGAGTTTGACATGAATTTATCTAATGCAGAAAAAGCAACATTGAAAAATTTATTGCTATCAATAAGGCAATTATTGACAGTATATAAAACCCGATTAGTCAATCAAGCTGTAATTATTTCAGCGGTTAAAGTACCGCTTGGGATGTATACAGGCGCCTATAAACCGGTGGAGTACAAGAAACCTTACATCTTAAATGCAAATAATTACATAAAAAAAGGGGGAGAGAGTTCTGTTGAATCGGATCAATTATTTTTGAATGCAAGTAAATATACCCAAACATATGAGAGTATAAAAAAATTTTACAATATAACGGGTATATATATAGAGGGCGACTTTATGCGTTGCACTCGTGAAATTGATAATTTAAGCAAAAACATAGAATATATTGATAAAGTGATACAGGAACTTTGAACATGGAAACCATAACCTACAATTCAGAATCTTTTGATATAGGGATATCCGACAATGACATAGCTACTTCGGATTATACTGATCCCAAAATTCTAGTTGATAGGTTCATAAGATGTTTAGTGACAAAACCTTTTCAAATACCGCTTGTTGATGGGGGGAGTAATTCTACTAGAATGTTAGATTTAATTAATCAAAGATATTCTGATGAATTACTCATATATATTCGTTCATTTATTAATTCTGCTATGAATTTTGTTAATGATTATATAAAAGATAATGAAACAAATATAGTAACTACATATATGAAAGCTCACCTGGATGCTACAGAAGTTCCTATATATACTATAAGCGAGATAAAAGATATTACTATAGAGCAAAAGGCTAGCACATTAGAAGTGGCTATGACTTTAGTCATTGGGAAAAATACTTTCACGGTAATGATTGGAGGGGCATAAGATGGCATTTTTCACACAGCAGCAATACATAGATTTACTAGTTAATGAAATAAAGAAATACAATCCTAACTTAGATGTTTCTGTAGGTTCAACTACCCGGGATGTTTTTGTATACCCTTCCGCAGCGGCATTATCGTATAACGCCGCGCTTCTGGAATTAACTTCTATTTCCCAATCGGTTTCATTGATTGTAGAAGCCATGGATAATACAGATTTAATTGCTAGATTAGCTGAAGCGTTGAATATTAGTCCTGTGGATGTAATAACATTATTGCAGCAGAGCATAGACAGGATAGGGAATAGTTTGAATTTAACCAGAAAAGCGGCTACTTACGCCAATGGTTTTGCCTATTTTTATGTATCTGGAGTACCTTCAAATGATTTAACAGTCCCTGTTAATACTGAAATTCAGACTTCTTATGGAGTGATTTATAAAGTTACGCAAACTACAGTTTTAATGGTAGCTAATATTAACCAATATTATAACCCTGTTTTGCAGAAATATGCGGTTTTAGTGCCGATACAGGCAGTAAATTCCGGTTCAAATTATAATGTTGCCGAGCGGGCATTGATATTTTTTGGGCAGAACCCACCTAATGGATTTGAAGGGGTAATCAATTTAGTGGCTATAAATAATGGTAAGGATATAGAAAGTTATACTGATTTTGCGGATAGGATAAAAACGACATATGCAGGGGTTAATATAGCCACAAAGAACGGGTTGAAGGCGTTAATAACAAATAATATTTATGTTAATGATATCATTGTAATTACTTCTAATGACCCCGAAATGATTAGAAATGAAGGCAAAGGCGGGGTAGTAGATATCTATGTAAAGGAAAATAGTCCTACATTAGAAGCAGAAACATTTACATATAATACCACAGAACCATATATTTTAAGCAAACAACCGGTATTAGATATTATCCAAATATCAGGAATACGTGGTGGGGTACAATATAGTTTTATAGAGAATACTGATTTTGTGTTGCAGTTTGACACTAATGCAATATCTAAAAATTCTACCATAGCAAAGGATAAAATAGTATTTATTAACCCACCAGATCCTAATACAGAATTTACTGTTACTTATGTTACCAATTATATCATGCAGCAAATAAAAGATTTATTATATCAAGATGATTATTTACCTTTAATGGGGAATGTAAAAGACAGCGTGGCTGTCAAGATGGGGGAAGAAGTAAAAATAGATATAAATGCAAAGGTTAATGTATTATCAAGTTATAGTAAAACTACCGTGGTAAATGATATTATTGGTAGAGTAAACGGATATATAAATGATTTAAAATTTGGGGAAGGGATAACTCAAAGTGATATTATAAATATTATAGAGAATACGCCAGGGGTTCAAAGCGTAGAAATCCCATTACTGAAATTTAATGTTTCTGGCCAATCGGAAGTAGTGGATAGGATTGATATAACTCAATTTGAGTATTTGGTACTCGGGGAGATTCTGATACAATGATAATAACTCGCAATGAAGACAAAGCATCAGTAATAGCTTATTGGGAGCCAGTGCAAGGGGCAGTGGAATACAAAATAATGTTATCCGACAATGGATATAATTTTACCCTTGCCTTTTACACTTATAAAAATTATTTTAAATATGATAATTTAAATCAATATAAATTATATACTTTTAAAGTAATAGCAATAGACAGTAATAATGGTGAAACTTTAATAGGAGAAGAACAAATCTAATGCTAAGTGGAATTTATTCAAATCATTATGATAATTTTGCAGAATTAGTAACTGCATTACCTAGTGATATTTTATACCCAAAAGATAGTTCTGTAATTCCATACAAAAAAGATTCTTTGTTCTTTTTCTATTTGCCTTCAGAAATTAACAGACCTTTAGATATATACATAAATGATAATTTTCTATACTCAGTAACGGTTGATGATGAAGGATATTTATTTTTCTCAGAAGATATTCCTTATGGCGATTTTGAATTGAAAATCAAAAACGGGAATAATCTTGTTTATTCTAATAAATTTTCATCTAAGTATGCACACGAATTTGTTTATATTATCAGTCAACTATTCAAAGATTCTAAAATAGAATCTTTGAAATTATTTAATGATACATTTTTAATGGAAGGCGATTATTATTCTCAAAAGATAAGGGAAGGGGCTTTAACTGATAATTATGGTAGCTATTTTGATTTCCCTAAACCACCGGATTGGGATTATGATTTCTATCATAAAGTCCTCATAGCCGCCAACCAATCCTTGCAAACTGCTAGCAGTTTGCAAGGGGTGAAGGGGATAATAAAAGTGGTAACCAATTATGATATAGATATTGATAATTTATTGCCTTTGCAAGAATCTGAAGATTTTGTGGTAGGGGATTCCAATGTGGATAATCCTGTGAATTCTTTAATTCAAAAAGGATTTACATATGTAGTAAAAATAAAACATCAAGGATTTGATAGGCAGGATGTTCCTGTAAAAAGAACAAGAAATTCCAATATAGATACATTAGATAATGATTGGATAAATATATATGCTCCTGTGATATACAATGAGTATGATTTTTGGGGAGAAAGTTTTGATATTGACCCTAATAATAGAACATATACTTTTACAGGTGAATATTCTCAAAATTATATAAGTGTATACTTAAATGGATTATATATCCCCTCTACATTATATACTTTAAACAACAATTCCATTACATTAGCCAATTCGTTAGAATTGGCTAATGGGGATACTTTGTGGATTACAGGGTATAAATTTGATGATAGTTTATCCAAACGAGAAGAAGTATATACTATACCTGATAATAATCCTGTGGAATATACGCTTTCTTATCCCTGTATTCCTTCTACTTTAAGGGTATATTTAAATGGTTTAATGTTAGCAAGAAATGTTAGTTATACCTTTGATGGTACAAAAGTAACTATTTTAACTGCTACTAAACAAGGGGATACGTTGATTTTAGAATATCATTCTCAGGGTAATAACTGGTATAAGCAAGAATATGCAATATTAAATAATTCACAATATACATTGAATACTTCAGCAAATTTAAAAAATGTATGGGTTTATCTTAATGGAATTAATTTAAGAGGAAATGGGTATGATTGGGATATAGCAAGTAATATTATAACTTTATATGTAAGTGTAACGGCTGGGGATAGTTTGTATGTAGAATATATTGAAGATATCCCTTATGGTAATAATGTTAAAATTTATCAAGGAAATCAATTTTATTATCAAGATGTTGATTTTCTTATAAATTATCCTAAAGGGCAGGTGATATGGTTAACTCAAAACAAACCTGCAGATGATTCTGTGTATTTTGCAAGTTATAATTATTTTCCTAAAACGATTTTAGAACATTTATTTAAATATGTAACTCCAGCAACTATAAGGATTAAACAGCAGTATTTATACACAAAAGGGACACAAATATTAGTATATAACCCATATTTCTGGAATGGGCAAGAAAATCCAAGTGGGGATATAATTTTGTGAGAGGTAAAAATGAGAAATGATAATAAATATAAATTTTTTGCAAAACAAATATTAACACCTGAAGTGTTAAACAATACTATTGACACTTTGGTTGAGGATATAGGTCAACATTATTTTATTCATCAGGAAGGTATAATTCCTGCTAAAGAGATGTATAATTTGACAGGTAATAATAAATGGCAATTATTTAGCGATTTTGAGATTACTGCAGCTACAGGATTAAATGTAAATATCGGCCCTGGAGTTGCTATTAATAAAAATGGAGAATTAATAATCATTCCTACAGATGATACAAATACATATGACCCTGCTAATGTTACTAAAGTTGATCAAGATGGGAGGCTTATTCCACAATCATCAGGACATTTAACTATTCCTATTCCTGCGGGTTCCACTAAATATATTTATATATCTTATTTGAAAGTTACTAAAATTAGTAATGTTGAACCACACCCAAATTCAAATGATGAGTACACTTTAAATACAGAAACAGGGGATCTGAATTATATTCATTATGTCAATGGATATAATATAGAATTATTTGATACTCTACAAATAGGGACAGATAAGATTTATTTAGGTAAAGTTACCGCAGATATTGCAAATGTATATATAGATATGAGTGGTAGAACATTTGCATATATACCAGCTACATATATAAAAACGAAGGTCCCTGCCGCTAATCCTACTATCAATTATAATTCAGGGGATTTAGTGAGTATAGAAAATCACATAAATTCAGTAGGGGATATTACAGCTATATCTAAAAATAATCCACATGGGATAACAATAAATAGTATTCCAGATCTTGCTAATAGATTTAATATGTTTTCTACTCATGGTGAATTGTTCAATGAAAATGGCTTAATAGATAAAGATAAACAGATGTTACCTATTATATTAGGATCAGGACTTCGAGGGGTACCTTATGTATCATTAAATCCTCTTTTAAATGACCAATATATCCTTTTGAATACAAAATTGTATTCAATTGAGGCTATTGTATATTCCGAAATATTTTTGAATAATATATTACAGATGTCTGCTATTACGTCACCTACTTTTTATGTAGATTTTCCTACTAGTAGGGCTAATGGTGTTTATTATATCGTTTTGTTTGAGTATACTGTAGACAATGTTGTTTATATTGCAGTAAAGGCTATACAAGCTACTAATATAGGTACTTTAAATAAACAAACCGTTTATGATTTAATATTACATCCTGAGGGGCATGGTATTGATTTAAGTTCTGAATTACCTGTATATATAGTGAATTGGCAAAATGGAAGTTTTGCACAAATAATAGATCCTTTTTCAGATACCATGGTAGATTCTATAGATATTAGAAAATTTGGATATATAGGTAATACTTTGATACATAATACAGCATCAAAAGATATATTCTATTTAGATCATAATTTAATTTTGAATAATAAGAGTATCACTGTATTTAATAATACATATTCCGATAAATTAACTATACAACCTCAAACTAATTATATTGATTTAACTGGTACTAATTTGAATATTGGTTTTGATAAACTATATGTAAAAGGAATTACAGGGGATAAAGATTTTAATATAAATGGGGTTACTCAAATTAATGGCGAATTATATTTAAAATCATCTAACAATGATGCAGTAATATATAGGTATGCAGGGAATAATCCATATATTAAATATAACAATAGCACGGGTACTTGGCGAATTTCTAATGATGGTACTTCAGAAGAAGATATCAATATGTGGTCCATGCCTAGGTGGTTGAAGTTTAATGTTGATTATAGTAAATTTTCCGTAGCTGGTACCCAGACAAGTTATAAGATTTATGACTTACCTGCTGGGGCGGTTATTCATATGGTTAAGATAAAACATTCTGTGGCGTTTAATTTATCACCATATTATTTATCTGTAGGGATATATTCAGATTTAACTAAATATACTTCGTTATTTGATGTTAGTACTGCAATATCTTCAACAAATTTTTATTTAGCTACTAATAATATAAGTGAAGATCATGATAATACTGTTGAAATATATGTGCAAGCTGTAGCGAACGCTAATTTGAATGGAGCTTCCGCTGGAGTGGCGGATATTTGGTTACTAGTAAGTATAGCTAAGTAAGGAGAATTTTATGGCGGTGATTGAAAATAAAAATAGTAATATAAAACCTGGTACAGTTATGGCGTTTCCTATTAATAGTGTTCCAGAAGGGTGGTTAATGTGTAATGGTGCGGCATATAGTCGTACTGTATACAATAAGTTGTTCGCTGTAATAGGAACAACTTATGGGGCGGGGGATGGGAGTACCACTTTTAATGTGCCGGATTTTAGAGGTAGATTTTTGAGGGGATATGGAACAGATCCTGCTGACCCTAATAGATATAGCGATGCAATAGGAACATATCAAGCCGATGGATTTAAAAATCACGAACATCAAGTTGTGGGTTATTATAGAGGTGTAGAGGGTGATGGTGGAACGGCTGTTCACGCTTTTTATTTATCAGGTGCAACCGCATATACACAGGTTATTCCAATAACAGTTGGTGGTGGGTTAGAAACAAGACCTGTAAACATGGCAGTAGTATATTGCATTAAATACTAAAGGAGATTTCAATGGCAAATATTAAACAAGTTTATCAATACGATTCAAACACAAAAGAGTTCATAAACATAACATTAGCCCAAGAATCCCCCCTCGAACCAGGTGTTTGGGCGTTACCGCCCAACACCACTGAAATTGCACCGCCACAGGTGGGGCAATTTCAGAAACCGGTGTGGAATGAAACAACTAAGCAATGGGATATAAAACCTGATTATAGGAATGCTAAAGTTTATTCCACAAGTGGGGCTAATATAGGTCAAGAGATAAAGCTTGAACTTGGGCAGGATTTAGGTACCAATACATTAATAGAACCGCCGAAATTGACTAAATTGTATGAAGAATTAAAATGGCAGGGTTATTGGCTTATTGCCAATAACCCGGAGAAGGGGATGGAGTTGATAAGGGCAGAACGTAATAGATTACTAAGTTCAACAGATTGGTTAGTTTTAAGGCATCAAGATGAGATAGCAAGAGGGGTTACGACTACATTAACATCAGGACAATATCAAGAACTTCTAAATTATAGACAAGCCTTGAGAGACTTGCCGGATAATCCAAACTTAGATGTATTTAACCCTGTTTATCCCGCAAAACCAAGTTGGCTACAGTGAGAAAAAAAATGACAATAAAGGGGATATATAATAGAGAGGATCAAACCAATGGCACCAAATAATGATATGCTTTTTAAAATGATTCATGACTTAACCGTAGAGCATACAAAAGCGGTAGATTCTTTGGATAAGTTATTATCTCAATTAAATGATATTTTAAATGAATTAAAAGAATTAAATAAAAGGCATATTGAAGATACTGATAAATTCAAGAAAGATTTGGAAAATAATCATCATAAAATTAATAAAAGTATAAAATATTTAATATGGGTAAATATTGGAGCATTGACGATTCTGTTAATAACTGTAAAAGACCCTATAAATTTATTAGAGCATGTATTTAAATTTTTTGTAAATCTTTTCTGATATGAGAAATAGGAAAGTAAAAATTGAAACACTTCAACAATATATGAAAATTTTGAAAAAAGAAAGATATATCTTTGCTAAGTATAAAACAAATTTAAAGAAACTAAATGGGGGACATGTAGGTTAAAATGGATTACGCTTCTAAAATAAGATTGTTAAGAATCCCGCTGGATGAAAACTATAAAGAGGTTTCAGTATTATATTTATATGACCCTATAGCGAACGCTTTTGCTCCCGCTAGTTCAGTGCCATTTGACAATGACACTTTAGCGATGAATGTTAATATAGTGGGAGGATTATTACAAACTCAGAATTTACAAGTTACTTCAGATGCTGTAATAGATAAAAGCAAGACACAAATAACAACTTCTAATGGTTGGCAGTCAGTTATATTGGATACTAAAAAAAGTTTAAATAAAACTATAACTATAAAAAATGCAGGGACTCAGGATATTTTAATAAGAATATCAGGATCTTTAGATGGCGAAGAATGGGATATATCTTTATTAGGAGAAACTTTATTAACTCCTAATAATAAAGTTATTATATACAATAATAAATATTATTATTCTATGACAGTAGATGTACGCAATGCGGTAACTAATATGAGTTCTACCGCAATAGTTAAATTTGCTGGAATCGCAGCGTGAGGATAATATGAGTATACTAGATTTTTTAAAAAATAAACCCTTAGAAGGTGGAGCTGTAATACAAACAGACAGTGGAACCACTACTTCAAGAATCATTACTTTAGACGAAACTCCTACATTCATATCTGACTTAAATCAAAATTTATTACAAGTTAATAATGATGGTTCTTTATCTGTTAAACCAAAAGAGCGGATTTTTGCGGGGGAAACAATAACTACTACAGATTCTTATACTAATATTCGCCCTGTAAATGGTAATTTTGATACTAAATTATTAGCACATAAGACATTTATATGTGCTAATATAGATAATAAACCAGCACTTTTAACGGTTAAATATACTTTAGATAATACTTTCTATTTTGTAACTCAGTCTAATATTACTTTGAATGCTAGTGAAATATTTTTATTAGATGAAGCTAAAGCTATTATGGCTATTAGTTTTGAAGCGAAATCTAAGAATGTAGGGCAACCTACAACTTTATATTCTGTAGGCTATGGATTTTAAGGAGTAAAAATGGGTTCAATAGTATTGAATTCTCAAACTGGGGAAGTTAATAGCACCGCTATTATTAATATTAATAATCAATTAGCGGATTCTCAAGGGACTATAATAAATCCTGCTAAGGAAGATGGTAATTTACAAACAATATCTAGTGAAATTGTAACTAAATTAAATTTAACTTTATCAGATTTATTAAATGGAATTAAAGGAATAGATAATAAAGATATATCTACTTTAGAACAAAAAATTATCGATTTACAAACATTTTTAAATAATAAATTTAATTTATCTATACAAGATTTAGCTAATGCTCTAGAACAGATAACAGTTACTATTGATAATATAATAGGAATTAAAGATACTTCAGGAACGCAAATAAATCCTGCTACTTTAGAAAGTATTCAAGGATTAAATACTTTACTTACAGATATAAAAACTTTAATAAATTCATTGGATACAAAAACTATTATAGTAAATACTAATGATGTTAAGATTACAAGTTCAGTATTACCTACTAATGCGGCTAAAGAAGCAGGAGGGAATCTTGATTTAATTAAATCAAATACAGATAAAATAGATGTTTCTTTATCCACCAGAGCAACAGAAACTACTTTACAAAATATAGATACCAATGTAATAGCATTAAGTCCAAAGGTTGATGCTATTAAAACTCAATTAGATACACGAGTAAGGGGTCTTTTTGATGTTAATGGAGATCCTATAAATTCAGTTTTAATACCTATAACAGGTAATAGAAGTATATCTAATTTAAGTGCCACAATAGATCAATATTATGCTTTTAATAAACAGATGTTTTATTATGGATATTCTGTATCTATTGGTGGTAATGATACGAATGTTATGGCACTAATAAATCCTGTGGGTAGTGGAAAAACGATTTTAATTAAAAGAATATGTATAGCAAGAAATCAAGATAATAATAATGGAGTTTTCTTTTCTATTAGATCAGGGGCTACGGTATCTTCAGGAACACCAGTAACTCCATTATCCACAATAAGTGGTGGAACTTCAGCTGCAGTTTTATATACCGCTCCTGCGGTAACTGCCACAGGAAATTTATTATGTGTTATGGCATTAAATTCAAATGAAAGTAGCAAGCAAGAAGATTTTAATTTAATATACGGATTAAATACAGGAGAAAATTTACTTATAATAGGCAACGCTACTGCTAATGGAACTCCGTGTTTTGTTACTCTTAATTGGGTGGAGGTATAGAATGTTTGATGTAATAACTTTAGACTACCCTCAGTTTACGGACATAGTAACAAAGAAAAAGGCAAGAATACAGTATATTGAAAAAGAAAATCAGTATTGTCTATTTGCGTATGATGGACCAATAAAATATTACACTTGTATTTATAAACAAGACCCAAAGATTGATAATTTTAATTGGGTTCAAGAGCAAAATAATTTAAATGACTTTGAAAGTAAATATAAACCTATTGCTAATAGACCTATCAGTTTTAGTCCTGTGGAAGGTGAGAGCGTTTTTAAATCTTTTTTGTTAGAAATTCTAGATAACCAACAGCAAGGAATTATATCAATAGATATAGCGGAAGTTTACGGTAAGGATATAGAATTAAGAAGGGTTAGACCAAGACCTGTTCAAGCAAAAAAGGGAGATAAGGTTCATTTTGAAGTCTGGGCTAAGGAAGGATATGGGTTGCCTACTGATGCTCCTTTACGAAAATTCGGAGAAACCTATCTTGAAGGTGGAGATGGCTGGTCTGGTCCCTGGTATGAAGGAGTAGGGACTGCTCAAATTTCACAAATTTTTATACTTAAATTAATATATGATAAAGGGTCAGATTTAACTTACAGGAGATTTTACTTGGATGTTGAGGTAATAGTTTGATGAGAAATTTAGATTATATTTTAAATCGTTTCATTCGCAAAGCTCAGCAAGAGATAGCAGAAGTTCAGCCGTCTGAAAAGGGGATAATTATTGTTTTTGAAGGATTAGATGGAAGTGGAAAATCTACTCAAGTTAAATTGTTAGCTTCTATTTTTGAAAAAATAGGAAAAGAAGTAGTAGTATCTAAATGGAATTCAGCTAATAAAATTTCTGATATAATAAGAGAATTGAAAAATAAAAAAGATTTAAAGCCTCAAACTTGGATTTTATTAGAAGCAGCCGATTTATATGAAAGATTGCGTACTTGTATATTACCGGTCGTTGCTAGAGGCGGTATTGCTATTTTAGATAGATATTATTATACCGCTTTGGTAAGAGGGACAGTAAGAGGATTAAATTTAGGATGGATCTATAATTTATATAAATATGCTCCTAAACCAGATTTTATATTCTATTTTAAAGTAGATCCTTCCGTATCTATGACTAGAGTAATTAAAAGATCTAAAGAATTGACATTATCAGATGTAATAGATATAGATCATTCTTTAAAATTTTATGAAACTGGACAAGATGTTTCATTAGCAGAAAATGCATTGGCAAATTTTTATATGTTTCAAAAAGAAATGCTTTCTTTATATGATTTAATTTTTAATGAATTAAAAGATAAAATATACTATATAGACGCTTCAAAAGATATTTTTTCAATATATGGGGATATATTAGAATATTTAAGAGAATATAAAATATTACAAGGGTTTAGAAAATTTAAAGATATTGTTTATTTTGTGGAATTTCCAAAAGGTTCAGTAAGAGTAGCTGGAGATAATAAATTAGTAATGCCATGTGAATATGGATTCATTCCCAATACATTAGGGGAAGATTTAATGGAAATAGATGTTATAGTTGGGGATAATGAGAATAGCAATAAAGTAATAAAATTTTATCATCATAATAAAAAAGGGAAATTTTCTGAAGTAAAATATGCTATAGGGTTTTCTTCTACTCAAGATGCTATAGAACATTATTCAAAGATATATCCTAACAGAATACTTAAGTATGATGAATTAAATTGGGATATGTTTAAAAAGGAAATTAATGAGAATAAATTAGATCCTAAAACGCAATTTGTGGAGAATTTAATAAAAATAAATATAGGTAAGGGATATGAAAATAGTAATACAGAGAATCAAACAATTTCCTGATTGTACTATAGGGGAATTATATTTTGAAGATAATAATAATTCTAATTTGTTTTGTAATACTTTGGAGGATGTTGTAAGGCCAATTTCAGAAAAAATATATGGCAATACTGCAATACCTGCAGGGGAATATATAGTAATAATAGATTACTCTAATAGATTTAAAAAAGAAATGCCACATATATTAAAACCTGATTTTTCTGAATTAGCAAATTTCAAAGGAATTAGAATACATCCAGGTAATACTGCAAAAGATACAGAAGGCTGTATACTTGTAGGAATATGGGATAAAAAATCTCCGTATATTATGCAAAGTAAAATAACATTTGATAAATTTATGAATATAATTGTACCTATATTGAATAAAGAAAAGAAAATTTTTTTGACAATAAAAGATACATTAAGTGAGGGAAAGGCATGAAAAGCATAGAAGAAATCATAGAATATTTACAGCCAGGTGATTGTGTACTTCTAGGTGGGAAGGGAGTGGTATCCAGGGGTATAAAATGGTTCACAGATTCAAAATATAGCCATGCCACTTTATATGTAGGCGGAGGAAAGAATTATATAATAGAAGCTACATTAGCCGGGGTAGAAAGAAACAGAATACAAGATGTCTTAGTTCATGCAGAAAGAATATGCATAAGGAGAATTCCTAATTTAACTGTAGAAGAAGTTGAATTAATGAAGAATAAAGCATATTCATTAATATATGATTCATATGATATACCACAATTTATTTCATATATACCTTATTTTTTATTTAGGAAGGTAGGAATTAATTTACCTTTTTTAGTATTTAATAATAGACAGAAGATGGTATGTTCTGAATTATATGGGGTATGCGCATTAGCGGCAGGAATAAAATTATTTAGAAATATCAAATTAATAACCCCTGAGTTTTTATATAGAACATTAAAAATGGTAACCATTCTTGAGGAGGACCTAAAATGAATTTAAGAAGTTTATTAATGAATAAATATATACCAGTAGATAGTAATTTTCATTGGGTACAAATACCTGCTACAATAGATATTACTGGAAAATGTTATGCATCAGGGGCTAAATTAGATACTATATCTATGACTTCAGTGGATGTACCTGGGAATACAGCTACTAAAGTATTAGATAAAAATATGGATAGGATAGGACATTTTATTATTTCTGCTAGCCCTTTTTATATTGGAATAGATAGTTCAGTTACAAATGTAAATGGAATATATGTACCTGCTAATACTAAATTTTCATTAGATAATGGAAATATTTGTTATGCTGGGGAAGTATATGTATATTCTACTTCTGCTATAAAAGTTAATGTAGTTGAATACATTTTCTAAGGATGAAACCATGATAAGGAAAGAAGATATTAAAAATGGTGAAATAGTAGTAGATAAAATAGATATAGATAAAGATATTTCTTTTAATAATTTTAAAATTACAAATTTAGCCGATCCTATTAATAATAAAGATGCAGTTAATAAACAATATGTAGACAATAATTTAGCGGGTCTAAATTGGCAGAAGAGTGTTATAAATGTAATAGCAGAAAGTTCTTTGCCTACAAACCCATCAATAGGGAATCGCTATCTTTTAAATTCAGGAACTAATATAAATAAAATAGTTGAATGGGATGGTTCACAATGGGTATATTATAGCCCCTCTGCTAATTGGGCTTTATTTGATAATACTAATGATCAAGGTTGGACATATAACCCTGAATCAGCGGATTCTTTTAAATGGCTACAATTTACCGGTACTGGAATGATTACAGCTGGTACTGGATTGTCTAAAATAGGAAATACTTTAAATGTTAATTTAGGGGCAGGGATAACGGAATTACCTACAGATGAAATAGGTATAGACTTAGATACTAATAGTGGTTTAGAATTATCTTCATTAGATACTTCGGGGAAATTACGATTAACAAATACAGGAGTAACCCCAGGGACATATCGTTCTGTAACTGTAGATGTTAAAGGAAGGGTTACTGCAGGAACTAATCCAACTACATTTGTGGGATATGGTATTTCAGATACTTCCGCAAATTTAGCGGCAGCTATAACTGATAAAACAGGAACCGGTAAACTTGTATTTTCTGATTCCCCTACTTTTACAGGTGATATATATTTTCCTAGTGGAAAATTAAGTTCATTTGGCAATTTAGCTCTTGGTACTTATAATCCAGGGCAAAGATTAACTGTTTCAGGAGATATATCTATTATTAACGGAGGGGGTATTAGATATGAGGATACCGCCCCTGTTAATAATATATTAGTAGGAGATGGTACAAGATTTGTCAGTACCACGCCAGGTTCTTTAACTAAAACAGATGATACTAATGTAACACTAGCATTAGGAGGAACTCCTAATGCGGCTTTATTAAAATCAGTAAGTTTAACATTAGGTTGGACCGGGACATTGGCTATTAGTAGAGGTGGTACGGGATTAAGTTCTTTAGGTATAGCTAATCAATTATTAGGGGTTAATTCAGGAGCAACTGCATTAGAATATAAAAACATATCTTCTTTACTTACTGCAGGCTCTGGAATTAATATAACAGGTACAACTAATGCAACTATAGCTAATACAGGAGTTTTATCTTTAAATTCTTCCACAGGGTCTTTAACATTGCAAGGAACGACTAATCAAGTAAATGTATCTACTGTAGGTTCTACTATTACTCTATCTACTCCACAGAATATACATACCGGGGCAACTCCTACTTTTTCAGCCTTAAATTTATCTAGTTTAACTTTAGGATCTATTTTATTTGCAGGATCTAGCGGTAGCATTAGTCAGGATAATACCAATCTTTTTTGGGATAATACCAATAAAAGATTGGGCATCGGGACAGTGTCTCCAGGGTCAAAGTTAGCTGTCAGTGGAAACGCTGTCATTGGTTCAGGATATGCCACATCAGCGGGACCAACGGATGGATTAGCAATTCAGGGCAACGTCGGCATCGGGACGACTTCTCCAAGTGAAAAAGTGGATGTTGTAGGAAATATTAAAACTAATTCTTCAGTTATTATTAATCCAACACCAAATAATACAACAGCTTCAGGAACTATTATAAATGCCACTGCGGGTGAAAATTTAAGTACAGGCGATGTTTGTTACCTTAAATCGGATGGAAAATATTGGAAAGCGAATGCTACTTCAAGTTCAACTATGCCCGCCTGTGTAATGGCTACACAAGCAATAAGTGCTAACACTACAGGTAAATTTTTAATTCAAGGGTATTGGAAAAACACTGGATTATCTTTAACGGTAGGTGGTTTAATTTATATGTCAACAACTGCAGGTGGTATTACTCAGACTGCCCCAAATGCTACAGGAAATCAAATTCAAGTATTAGGATATGCTACTGCTTTAGATACTATTTATTTTAATCCAAACTTAATGCTATTGGAGGTAGCATAATGGCTATCTCTAAAATAGGTGGAGTATCTTTAAGTTCACTTTCTAAATTGTTTGGAGTTCCATTATCAAATATTACTAAAATTGGTGGAGTTGATAAACAACCTTCAGGAGAAATTTTTGAATGGATAAATCCATTATCAGGGTATAGTTGGTTTATGGGTGTAATAGATAGAGATAGAAGGACTTTATGGTGGTTGGATAATACCCAAAATATAAGAAAAACGGATATTTATACTTTACAGACTATATCATATCCAACAAATGCAAATGCTGATAGTGGTTTAAATGATAATGGTTATACAGAAGTAGTAGCTACTCATTGGGGATATTGGGAACAAAGTTATCTTTATAGGCTCAATAAAACTACGGGTCAGCTTACTACGGTATTCTTAGATTATAATGGAAGGAAACAGAATACAGTAAACGAAGATGATTGGACTTATTTCTTTATACCTTCATGTGAAAAAGATACTAATATTGGTGTGGTTTTAAAATCAAATAACAGTTATAGTGAAATTAGTATTTTAGGGGCTACTTATACTACACAAAGAGATGGGGCAAATAATTATTTTTGGACAGTTCGTGGAACTTATAGTGGTTATCCTCTTACACTTATTAAAATAGATGCTACGACTAAAACGATAGTAGCGACTTATGATGTCCCAAATAACTATGCGGGAATACCATTTGTTTATTATAATGATTATTTATATTTGTTAAATTCAGGAACAACTAATTTTATGAGATTTAAAATTTCAAATGGAACTTTTGAAACTTTACCAAGTTGTCCAGTAAATACTCTTACTGATATATATTATGGATGTAATAATATATATAATAATAAACTGTATGTAGGTAAAACAGGAGCTTCAAATGATGGTAAGTTGTATTACTATGATTTAAATTTAAATCAATGGAATTATGATACGATTCCTTATTCTTCTACAGATTTTAGGTTACAAAAAGTTTCGTCTACTGGAGAAATGGTTATTTTTGATACGGCAAATCAAAAAGTATATATAAGGAAAAAAATATTATGAAAATAAGAATTGATAATAATGGAAATATAATTGCAGTTTGTATTGATTCTATCACTTTAGATAATTCAATTAGTGTTCCTGATAATCAAGATGTATTACTTAATTCTAATAAATATGTATATATAAATGGAAATATAGAGTTAAAAAATAAAATAGAAATTACAACTGATAAAGTTGATACGAATAATAATGGAATTCCAGATACTTCTATAGGTAATTCTCATTTATTAACTTTCACTTTTAAAGATAAGGATAATAATATTTTAAATATCTCAGGCGATTTTTTACTGAAAGTAGTTACTCAAAAATTAGATAGAACAATTGAAGAAACCGAATATACAATTTCAATTAATGGAGGAATAGGGACATATTCTTTAACAAAAAACAATAGTGGTATTTATAGTTGTTTTATTTATGATTTTAATTACTATTGTGAGTCTATAAATATAGAATTCATATAAAGGAAAAATATTATGAAAATAAGAGTTGATTCAAATGGAAATATTTTAGTAGTAGCAAGAGATAGTGAGACAGTAAGTGATTCCATATCAATTACAGATAATGAGGATTTAATTCAGAATCCAGCTAAATATCAATATATAAATGGAACTTTGGTAAAAAGAAATTATGTCTCATTATCCACAAATAAAACGGATACCAATGGTAATGGTATTCCTGATTGTTCAACAGGATTAAATCATACTATTACTGCCACTTTTTATAATAATGATGATACTATAGATACTTCTGTAAATGGAACATTTAGTTTAATATTTTCAAACCAAAGCGGGCAGAGTAAAACTTACAGTATAACAGTAACAAATGGAGTAGGAAGCATTGATTTGGCTTCTGATTGGAGTGGAATTTATAGTGTGATAATAAATGATTCAACAAGATATTGTGAAGTACTATTTATTGAATTTGTTTAAAATAATAAATAAAAATTGTGGAGTAAAGAATGTCAACACAAATTGATTTAAGCAAGCAATCAAAAGATGGTAGTTTAACTTCACAGAAAATAGCTAATAATGCTATTGATGATTCTAAAGTATCTTCTTTATCAATAAGTAAAATTACAGGGTTATCAGATGATTTATTAACTTATGTGAAAACAGATGGATCTCGCCCAATTACCGGAGATTTACAAATTAATGGAAGTATATTACCTTTAGCATATAAACTTCAATTACCTTCTACTTCTCTAACTTTTAATGGAATTTATATAAGTATAACAGCGGGGGAAGCACTATCAAAGGGGAATACATTAAGAATTGCATCTGATGGGAAATTTTATAAGACTAATGCTACTAATTCTTCAGGAGTGCCTTGTATAGCTTTATCAGTAGATGATATATCTACAAACGGGACTGGGAGAGCTTTAATACTAGGTTATTGGCGAGATGACACAAAAGTCTGGACTGTTGGAAATCCAGTATATTTAGCCACTACAAGTGGAGATATTACGCAAACAGCCCCTTCAACTAGTGGGAATCAGATTCAAAAGGTGGGAGTGGCTGTGACATCAACTACAATATATTTTAATGTAGATCCATCTATATTGGAGTTAGCATAAATGGCAATAGCAAAAGTTAAAGGATTTTCAATTTCAAGTTTATCTAAGATAAATGGAATAGCTTTATCTGCTATTGGAAAAATTGAAGGATTTGATAAACAACCTTCTGTTACTTATGAATGGGTTTCTTTTTCATCAGTTAATCCAAGGGGACAAGAATTAGATGGAGATGAGTCTCATTTATGGTATGTAAGAGAAGGTTATCAATATTTATATAAAAAAGATATTTACAGTGGTTCAGATGTAGCAACTTATACTTTATCTGGAACTCAGATTTCATTAGCAGCTCATAGTAATACAGAAGTTTTTTGTAATGTTTTTCAAAATGGTAATCATTACAGAATCAATAAATCTACTGGAAATATCATTACAATAAGCACATCTGGTAGTAATAGACAAGCACCAGTAAATTTAGATATTTTAAATTATCATTATGGGTTAGGTTCTATTTCTCCAATAGTTTGTATAAAGAAATCAGATAATACTTATACAACTATAAGCACTTCTGGGGGAACAACATGGGGATATTATGCTGAAGGATATTTATGGGTATGGTATTATTATAGTGAATACAATAAACTTGTTAAAATAGATATAAATACAAATACAGTAGTAGCTGTTTATAGTATTCCTATTTATGGAGTTGGACCATATAGTTATTATAATGGATACTTGTATTTATTTGGTTGGAATATGAAACAAGGATATAAATTTAGAATTTCGGATGCAACTTTTATTGCATTACCAGATGCACCTGTTAATTTAGGTATAGTAACGAGAGCCGGAGAAACAAAAATATTAGATAATAAATTATATGTAGGTAAATGGGATTCAACTGCTAATAATACAAATATATATTATTTAGATCTTATAAATGAAACTTGGGGATCTATTACAATACCAGGAGTTACTGCTGGAACTAATTGGAACTTATCTTCAGTATTAGAAACTGGAGAAATATGTATAGACGATAGAACTAATAATAAATATATAATTAGGAGAAAAGTTGCTTGACATGGAAAATAAAGAATTAAAAGATTTATTAAAAGAAGCAAATAATCAACTTCAATTAAAAGCTCGATTCTCATATAATATTAATGTCTATATGACTTCAATTGGAAATGATGTGATAGAAGTAAAAGAGGATATTTTTCCTAGATGGTGTTTTATTAAAGGGGATAAAAAACAATGTAAGGAATTTTTAGAAGATATTGCAAAACTTTGTGGGGTTGAGGTAGAAATAAAATGAAATTTTTAATATATATATTAATATTCCTTTTTGTTCAATCTGCGAAATGTCAGGTATACCCTTCATCATTAGCTAATGTCAAATTAGGATATGATGCCGGGGCTAATTTGACTTCTGGATCCAATAATACTTTGTTAGGGGCAGGGAGTGGCAATAAGGTATCTATAGGTTCCGATAATACTTTTGTCGGGTTTTTATCAGGGTATTATACAACTACCGGGAAAGGGAATATTTTTGTAGGTAGCAATGCAGGGATATATAACAATACAGGGGAATATAATGCATTCATAGGATATAAAGCAGGATACAATAATACTTCAGGAATTAATAATGCGGTTTTAGGGGCGTATGCTTATTTATATCCTAAAATAGGGGAGAATAATACCATTATAGGTTATTATGCTGGGAAAGGTATTTATACCTCTTCATACACGCATACTACAATTATTGGGGATTACGCGGGGTATAATTTAATAACAGGTTCTAATTCAGTTATTATAGGCAGTTTGACGGGGTATAATTTGCAAACAGCATATAATTCTATTTTAATTGGAGCAAATCCACAGGTAAATTCTATATATGATACAATAAATATAGGGGATACTTTTATAATTGATAAAAAGAATAATGAAGCTACTTTGTATGCTTCATTAAAATTAATGAATGTATTGGAAGGGGAAGGTAAAAATTTAGTAATAGGAACTGATAATAAATTATATTATACTAAAGGGCAGATAAAAATCTGCCATGAGATACCTCAAGGGGAAAAGAATCAGCAGAATTTGGTATTCTCACTAGCGCATACCCCTATAATAAATACAGAAATGATTTATTTGAATGGGATATTACTTATGCCGGGAAGTGATTACAATATGAATGGGAATCAGATAAATTTCTCATATCCCCCTTATGAAGGGGATATACTACAAGCTTGCTATGAGTTTGAACAAGAGTAAAAAAAAGGAGGAATAAAAATGGCAACACAAATTGATTTAAGTCGACAAGCAAAAGACTTGAGCTTGACAACTTCTAAGATAGCTAGTCAGGCTATTACAAATGAAAAGATACAAGATGGAAGTATAGATAATTCTAAAATAGCGACAAACGCAGCTATAGTTTATAGTAAATTGAGTATTGTAGATGGAGATATTGTTATCTCAAAACTTAATACTACTTCAGCTGATTTTGATTCTACGGGGCAATTAAAAACAGGGGTGGTAGGGGATCCTGAAGTAAGTGCATTATCTATAAGCAAAATAACAGAATTAAGCACTGAATTAAGTAGCTTCTTGAAATTAGATGGCACCAGAGCAATGACAGGTATTTTGGATATGGGAGGATATAAAATTAGCAACTTAGGGGCAGGTTCACTTAGTTCAGATGCCATTACAAAATCCCAATTAGATTCTGCTATTTCAGGAGTTCAATCAACAATACAGAAATTTACATGGCTGAATGCTGTTATAGACGCTACAAATACTCCACCGTTAAGTCCTAGTCAAGGCGATAGGTATTTAGTTACTGCTACCGCTTCAGGAGCTTGGGCAGGGCATGAAAATGATATAGCTGAATGGGATGGAACGCAATGGGTATTTACATTGCATTCTTCGCTAAGTGCAGGTACATTTATATCGGTTAATACTCTAAATGATAGATTAGATATGTGGGATGGTACCAATTGGGTCTATAAATATTTTGAATCTACCACAGCGTCTACTGGATTAACAAAAGTAGGGTTTGATATCAGATTAGATAGTTCTGCGGCTGGTTCAGGTTTACTTTTTAGTTCAGGAGTTTTATCGGTCGATGTAGGTACTACAGCTAATAAAATACTTAAATTAGATTCTGCAGCAAAAATACCGGCTGTAGATGGCAGTCAATTACTTAATGTAAACGCAGATAAACTTGATTCGTTAGATTCAACAGACTTCTTAAGGGCTACTGCGAGTTCTTCTGTTTCAAGCGGGAATACGCTTACTATTGCTAGTGGCGCAACATTTTCCATTGCATCTGGAGCTACTTGGAATTTAGGAGGAACAGCAATAACTGCAACAGCTGCGCAATTGAATAGTTTAGGAACTATAGTTACTAGAGAAACTCCTTCGGGAACTATAGATGGCTCTAACAAAGTATTTACATTGGCAAATACGCCTATATCAGGCTCTGAAAGTGTATTTTTGAATGGTATACTCCAAAATGCAGGAGTTTCCAATGATTATACTATATCAGGGAATACAATAACTTTTGCTACCGCTCCTTCTGTAGGCGATGTCATATTAGTAAATTACAGATATTAAACTACCTCACCCAGGGCAGAGGGTTTTTAAACCCTCTGCCCTTTTAAAGGAGATGAACCATGAGAATACTGAGAGTAGATGTCCCATTAAAAAAACACAAAGAATTGAACATATATCCTATAGGTGATATTCATTTTAATAGTCCTGCGTTTATAGAAGACCTTTATAATAATTGGTGTAATATAGTTAAGAATGATAAACATGCTAAGTGTATTATATTAGGTGATATTATTGATGAGGACCGCCCATCAACCAGGAAAGAGCGAAAATTAATGTTTGGTGATCGACCAGAAGCGTATTATGCTGAGGATAAGCAGCATAAATATTTTTTAGATCATAATATTATTCCCAAATATTTATCAATTTTAAATAAAGATAACTGTCTAGGAATGATAGATGGTGACCATCATCGTTTATATGTTGATGGTTTAACCTCAACGCAATATATTTGCAGTAAATTAGGTGTTCCTTATTTAGGGGATGGGCAAGCTATTATTAGTTTAAGTTTTAGGGATGCATACCACGGATTTATTTATAATATGCATATCCGCCATGGCAGGGGATATAACGCAAAATTAGGTGGAACATTAAATAGAAATTTAGATTTTCAGGAAAAAATAAGGAACATTGATTGTTTTATCCGAGGGCATTCGCACAATGCGATGATTAATTCATATTATACTTATGAATTTGATGATAGAAAATTAAGATTAAATGATAAATTAATATGGATATTGAACGTTGGATCTTTTAGAGGCGGGTATATCCAAAACGAGAAAGAAACTAATGGTATTACAGACTATGCAGAATTAAAAGAATATGGCAATTCCACTCGTGAGCAAGTAAAATTAACTATTATGTATGAAAATAAGATTGAGAGGGGTAGAATACTAATAGCTAAAGGGCAATATGTTTAAAAAGGGGGATAGATGCAAATACGTGGCAATACACAAATAAAGACTAAAACAGTAACTTTAGATGAAATTGATAATTCCGTGTTTGAAAGTGGTCAGTTGTACATAGACAAAGAAGACCATACCTCCGAATGCAATGGTTCAAAAGTATCTTTTGTTTTAAATTACGAATGTGTCCCCGGGTCAGAGCATGTTTTCTTGAGAGGATTATTAAGGAAAAGTGGAGTTGATTATACATTAGAAATAGATAATAAAACTATAACATTTACACAAGCGCCTTATACCGGGGATGAGTTGGTGATTTCATACAGGAAAAAATTAAGTTGACATTTTGATTTTAAAAATGGTATAATTTTTTTAACAGGAGGAGAAATGACGAAAGAACAATTGACAGAAGAAATAAGTAAATTAAAGAAATTAGCGGAATCTGTGGTTAGTTTAAAGGAAATAAAAACATTAGATAAAGAAGCTATTTCTAATATAGCTTTAGTTATCAAATCTATCATAGCCGAAATTAATAATATCAAAGCTGAGTTCAAAGACACTACCGGTGAAGAAGCAAAGGCATTAGCTGTAGAAGTTTTGTTTGATTATATAGACCCTATTTTGAAGAATAAATTAGGTGGTGTAGGTAGATTCATATATAAAATACTTCCTGAAAAGAGCAAAAAAGCTTTGATAGGTAGTATAATTGATTTAATATATAATACAATAAAGCAGCAAATAATTAAAATAAAGAAGTAATTTAATGGTACCTGCCGGGCCTCTGGCCGTAGGTAAATATCCGACCGATATTTACCTACCCCCATGCAGGCAGGTCAATTTTAAAATATACCCGCCACGCCTCTGCGAAAGCATGCGCAACCGGGCGGGTCTTTAAAACGGGAGGGTCAGCCCCCCAGGCGGCCTGGGCCGCCTGGACATGGCGTCGGAGCCCCAGGCTGACCTGTTCCCGTTCCCTTTTCCAAGAAAAATCATGTCTATTGATCGCATATACCAAAAAAATAATCCTGCCATTGAGCAAGAATCAATTCAAGATGTAACTATCGTTAAAGAAATATTAAAAGGGTATCCCAAAGAAGATCAGAGAAAATTTAGGGAGATATACGAAAAATTTAAAGATGAAGTAATAAAATGTATTAATGAAGGGTACATAGTCAAGATGTTGAAGATAGGTAGTATATTCCTGCGGTATAGGGAATTTATTAATTTATGGAGTTTTAAAGAGAAAAAAGTTATAAGAATAAGAAAAGTTAAATCGTATTGGAAAGCGAGTAGTAAATTTTTTAATTTCTATACATTCAAAGGGCCTAAGGTGGACCTTGAGAAAGTGAAGGATAGAATACTTAAAAAGAAAGAAAGAAGTGAAAATAAATATAATGAAATGCATGCGCAGAAATTAGAACGATTAAAAAACGGGGATATGTCGGCATTAAAGTCTATAAAATATTTTAAATTACCTACAGATAAAAGTAGCAAACCAGATCCTGAGTATAAACCAATACCAAAATTGACGTTACCATTAAGAATGAGTATCGCCCGCAGGCATGTTCGTCAAGCGATTATGCAAGCGATTTATAAGTACAAAAAAAATATACGATTTATAGAATATTTAGAACAGCAAAATATAAAAATATCGGAGAATACTTTACGCAGAATTCAGGATATTTTTAATATTATGGATGAAGAGCAATTAAAAAAATTTGATGGGTATTCCATTAGACAGACGTATGCTTTTCAGTTTATGAAATTTAGGCGGCAGAAGATGTTAAAATTCATCAAGCAAAGTGAGATAATGAAGTACCTACCGGAAGTTGTGGCGGATAACCAATTTTTTAAGGATATAAGAAATAAGTACAAAATTAATTTTAATAAGTAGTTGACAAAGGTTTTATTTTTTGCTATTATATTTAAAACTAGAGAATGGGAGGAGAAATGAATAACCAAAACACAGTAACAATGGAAGCAACCATTATGGATGTTAAAGGTCCTATGAATTCGAAGAACAATAAATCTTTTATGTTATATAGTTCTTCAATTGGAGATATATACCAATTTAGTGGACCTAACTTATCCGTGGGGAATACATACACCTTGGAATTAACCAGAAGTAATAAAGGATATTATTTTAATAATATCATTGATATGAAAGCGGGGGGTATTGCCCCGAATTATAATGTTACGCCAAAAAATCCTTTAAATCTTAATTACGTAAGTGTGGGAAAGGATATGCAAATTCTAATGCAATCTACATTTAAAACGGTGGCGGATATGGTGATTGCCTTGAGTAAGGGCGCCACTATAACTGATTTGGAACAACTTGTAGATGTTGCATATGACATAACTATCAAAGTAGTTAATAAATTTATGGGGAATAATGATAATTCTACTAGTAATACTGTTCCTAATACACCTCAATTACCTAGTACGACAACGCCATTTTTACCAAATACAAATGTATCAGGTATGCCTGTGTATCAGCCAATCAATGAGCAAGTAGAGGATATACCTTTAGAGGGACCTGCAACAACGATTTATAATCCTACAACGAATGTACCAGGCGCACCATTTTCCAATATGCAAAATGCGGCGATAGGTACCAATGAGGAGATACAAAAGAAGTTGCAGTCTTTAATAAATAGGCATATAACACCAACAAAATGAAATATAGCATTGTAATAGGGAACTCCTATTCTCAGGTATACCCTTCATTATCTCCTGAGATATTCAATAAAATAGACCTAGCCCTATCATATGATAGTGATGGGGCTAGGTTCACTACTATGTTTCAAAATGGCGGCTGGGATGGCAAAGTTCATTTATTTTATAAATCCCAAAAATTCCCTACAGGCTTATTAAATGATGTCATAAATATATTACGGGGAAGCCAAATAGAGTATGAATTAAAATACCCTACATTACCACCAACTTCGTTCCAGGATATTTCAGATTTGGAGAAATTACCTTACAAACCATGGCCTCACCAATTAGCGGCTATAAAACAAATAATGGGCTATAATCGAGGGCTAATCCAAATAGCGACTGGAGGTGGCAAGACGTATGTAATTGCGTTAACTTGTCGAATGATAAATACCAAGACATTGGTATTAACTCAAAAACTCGAATTATTGTATCAATTGCGAGAGTATATAGAAAAATATACCGGCGTGAAGGTAGGTATATTTGGCGATGGGAAATATGAACCTGGAGATATAACAGTAGCGATGATCCAAAGTCTATTAGCTGCGTATGGGGATATGAAAAAGGAAAAGATAAAACAGGATAGCGATGATACCGATGACGCCAAATCTTTAAAATTATTAGAGAATAAAGAGAATAGAGATAAAATATTTAAAGATTTGATACTTACACCTAAAATGGTTATAATTGATGAGTGTCATCATGTAGCTGCAAGAGGGGCCTACAAATTAATTCAGAAAATGAATTCCGCATTTTGGCGATATGGCTTTAGTGCAACTACATACGGATACAGGGCAGACAATAGGGATTGTTTTATTCGGGCGGGGATAGCTGACGTGATATATACGGCTACACCTCATGACCTTATAAAACAAGGATTATTGATACCTATAGAGATAATATTTGTGCATTATAATCATGGCAGATCTAAAGGGGCATCTAATTATAATTTATTTTATACTGATAAAGTTTCTACTAATCCAGAGCGGAATCTTTTAGCTATAAAAATAGCTAAAAAAATGGTAGAAAAAGGGTATCAAGTTTTAATTGCTGTCCAAAGAATTGCCCATGGCGATTTTTTGTTGGAGGGGTTAAAAAAAGTAATGGGTGAGGATAAAGTTATCTTTCTTAATGGATCAGAAGAATCTGATATGCGAAACAAATATTTGCATGATTTTAAAAATGGGTCCTTACCTATTTTAATATCTACTGTAATCAATGAAGGGGTAGATATTCCTTCATTAGCATGTATAATAAATGTTCGGGCGGAAGAAGCGAAGATATCCACAATTCAGTTAATTGGTCGGGCTATGCGCATACACCCAGGGAAGGCTATTAGTTATTATTTTGATATCTATGACTATAATATTAAATGGCTTACTTCTCATTCTAAAAAAAGAAAACAACATATACTTGAGGAAGGTTTTGCAATACAAGAAGTTCCTGCAGGTAATATAGAGGAATACGTAGAAAAAAATGTTAAGATTAGAATTCTACGGTGAGGGAGGTGGCATGATCGATAATGATTTAGAAATATTAGAGAATATAAAATCATGGAAGACTATAAATTGGTATAGATATATTACTCGTTGGTTGCAAGATAAGAAAATAATGTATATCCCAAAAGATAGAATAATTGATTATAGACTAATAAATACTTTTTTAAAACATATAAAGTTAAAAGGGTATAATGAATTAAAAGCTTACCATGATATCCCAAAAGCTATTGCCTGCTTGAGAAATTCAGAAACGTTGCATGACCTTAAATTTTTGATGTTATATATAAGATCACAATATGGTAGTATAAAAAGGGAATATAAGTATAAGGATACATCTGAAAAAGTTCAGAGTATATATAACAGGAATATGAAAAAGATGCTAGAAAAAATGAAGGAGGGAAAAAATGATGAAAAAGCAAATGGATATATCTAAAGTATTAATGGCTTTAGCTAATGATATTAATACTTTAGCAGTACAGCAGCAGGCGTTGATAGAGTTACTTATAGATAAGAAATCTTTTTCTGAAATTGAAATTCAGAAAAAGATTGGGGAGACGGTTGAAAAGATAAAGCAATCGTTAATGAAACAGAATATTCTGACCCCGGATGGCAGAATTATTACGCCTAAACCGACAGTAGAGGAAAAGAAAGAGGAAGAGACTGCCAAGGTTGTCGAATCGGAAGAGACTCCGGTTGAACCTCCTCCAGAGGAATTGAAAGAAATTCTTTCAATTCCTGAGGAAGAGATCAAAGAGGAAGACAAGTAATGAACATTAGTCCCAACTATTCCGTAAAGTTCAAGCAGAAAGACTATAAGCATTTTTATGATATTTATAGTTTAGATGGTAAATTAATTAAGGAAGATTTACCATCTGTTACTAAAATATTAGATTTTATAGGAGGTACAAAAGCCAAGAAATTACGGAAATGGGCGATTGAGCAAGCGGTTGAAGATTTTAAAAACAAAGTAATTGAGAAGATATCTAAAGATGGATATGCATCTGTTAAAGATATAGAGGCTATTGCCGCTAATGCTGGGACTACCCCAACTAATATTATGAAAACCGCTGGAGATGTAGGGACCAAGATTCACGAGTTAATTGACGCTTATATTATACATTCATTAAAAAATGAAATGTATTACCCTACACTTACGGTGGATACAGAAGTAGGATTCAACAATTTTTTAAAGATGTTAAAAAGGTATAATCTTACCTTTGTGTTGGCGGATACTGCAGTGGCCTCTAATAATTTCAATTATGGTGGTAGGTTGGATTCGCTAGCGTATATAAATAATACGCTAGCGATCTGTGATTGGAAAACGTCGAATGGGATATATCCAACCTATGAATTACAAATAGCGGCGTATGCTATAGCCTGTCATGAAACATTAAATATATTGCCTACTGAAGGGTATATATTTAGGTTTGACAAAACCAATCGTGAATTTGAAGTTAAAGCGATAAATATGGAAAAAGCAATTGAACTATGGCTATCATTGATTAAGTCTTACCAATTATATACCCAACTCTTTGGCGATTGATTTTCGCAGTGATTTTAAATACTCCGCAAGTTCTTTACGATCTATGTTGGTATTAGTTTTGAATGTATTATCAAAATCAAACAAACCAGTAGTAATCCAACTATAAATTTCTTGGAGTATTTCTTTCTTAAATGCAGATCTATTAACAAAAAAGCGGGTTATTTCTTTTCTGTTATTTATAACTATGCGAGGCATTACTATAGGTATAGCCGCTTGAATCAACAAGCTTATATACTCGGAGAAGTATATTTTCAATTTAGTAACTTTTTCATGATCTGGATCTCGAAGCGAATCCTTAAATTTCAGCAATATACTTATTAATCTTCCGGCGTCTTCAGTTTTGAATGCGTCAGACTGGATATACGTCATTATCATCCCAGGCGGATTAACCGTAGTATCGCAAACGAAAAATATTTTTTCAATTAAACGGTTATCTTCTTCAGACATTTTATACTCCGGGGTATGGGTTCCCGTGTATAGGATAGACGCGCTTCTCACATAGCCATTTAACATTGCCGATCCCTTTGTAGCTAATACTCTTCCTCTTGGCGATATATCGACAAAATCATTCCCAATTAAAAATACCTCATGATTTTTACGATAAGTATCTTCGTCAATACCTGCCTTAGCGGCTATAGTTGATGGTGATTTAGGGCCGGTTTCCAATACCTTAAGAATTTTTAAATCCACTTCATTTAATCCAGTAAGTGGATCTATTTTATTTTTGGATAAATATTCACAAAGAATGCTTTCAGTTATTTGTGGAATATTATTAACTATTGAATAATTCTTAAGATCTTGGATAAATGTTCTTAACACCCTTGGCACTCCTCTTGCGACTACGGCCAGCGTATTATAAGCCTTTGGAGTTATATCTAAATTAAATACAGTAGCCATCTTGTAAGCAATTTTTACAAGTTCGGGTATGGAGTATACCGGGAAGTTTAATTTATACACAAACCTATCGATTAATGGTTTTTCTATCTTAGACAACTCAGTTGTGGCGCCTATCACGCAGATAGGGGCTAACAAGAATTTGGTAGTGCTATCTAATAGCATAGAGTTATCTTCCATAATGGAATAGATTGCCTCAAGGATTTTCTTGTTTGTGCTATGGATCTCGTCTATAAATAGCACTGCGCCGGGTTCGGTTATCGGGATTAATATCTTAAGTTTATCCAAGCTATTCAAAGTAACACCTTCGAAAGTTATTAATGGGATATGGAATTCATTGGCAATAACTCTGGCCAGTGTTGTTTTCCCTGTCCCTGCCGGGCCATGTAATAGTATATGGCCCGGGATGGTGTTGTTCTTTTTGGAAGATATCATTATAGTATTTATCTTCTCATTTAATTCATAAGGCAAGACATAATTAGATAACGAATTTACGGAATAGGTATTGGTCATAACTCCTCCTAATTCATCCATTTCCCGGTTAAAATAAATGGGAATCCAATAACCAGGATGACTATTAGCAAAGCCAATGCTATAACTACAAATTCAATCATCCCTAGCCACCCACTATCTACGAAGGTCCAATGTATAATAGAATTTTCAGGGTTTTTGCTCTGGAGCTTCAAGGATATTAATGCCCTATGTTGGCAGCCTACAATTGCCATAGTTGAAATATACTGCCACCAGGCGGCAAGCAGGGTGAACATTACAACGGTAAGAATCCCACCTAAAGGCATACCTATTTTTATAAAGTAGCAGATCATCATTATCCCCGCGCCACCCATACAAGACAACATTAATCCAAAAAGCCCAAAGAAGAATAAGCCATAGATATGTATAGAGTTCCAGTCATTACTGAAAGACTGGGTAGAGAACATTGTCATTATTGGGGTTAGGTATGCCCCTGCGAGAAATGGGTATATTATATGGTCGAGTATGAATGTCATAACATCTCCTTTCCTTTTTCGGAATATTCTTTCAGGAATGCGACATAGCCATTCATTTTATCCATAACTTTCTGGGTTTCGATAGTAGCCCGTATTTGGGTGGACCATGTCGGTATGAGCCCGATAATTTTACTAATTATCGGGCCGGGGATATTCATAGGTGCTAATAATCTATATGCCTGCGCTATCAATATCCCGTTTAGATTATTTATATCTGTCCCTGTATTATTGTAGTATTTCAATACGGAATTGAGATGGCTCATTAATTTATTTGACATTTCCGAATATTCGGCAGGCAAAGAATTCAAGTAAGAAGGCAGGGTCTCTATTATTACCGGTTTTATCTCTGGTTGCGAGTAAGATAATGGCGCCTCTATTCTTGTGGTTCTGATGCTCGCTTCCACTTTTTCCCGCTCTCTTATCATTGAATCAAGCACAGGGATATCAGAAAGATAAAGACCCTCTCGTATTAATTCGTAGGTGAATCTTGGCTTTATACTGTTTCTAACATCTTCTATGCTCTTTGCTTTCATATAGACTATGTCTTTGTTAGGTTTGACTTTTAGCATTTTGTTTACAATACCACTAATCCATGCAAATACTACTCCTAATGCTAATGAGTTGAAGGTTATACCAAGGAGGAAGAAGAAGTAATCCAGAAAAAACGTACCATGGTCCCTTGACTTGTAACCCCAATCTCTAACTAGAGTAAACACGAATGTATCCATTCCCGGTTCACTCCAATACTTTCCTACAGTGATTACGACATATATACCTACAATAATATATAAGTATGTAACAATTCTCATAAACCTTGCAGGTTTATGAGAATTTAGGGGCAAAGATTTAGCAATAAAGGATGCAAGTAGACTAAGCATAACACCTCCTTTTTGTGTGATTTTTTTGATTAATAAGGTAGTTTTAACGACAAGAATGCAGAAGGAAGAATATATTTAACAAGATCGATAGAAGTAGACAGACAGCCAGAAAAGCGCTTAAAAGTTTTAATTTAAGTATTTTAAAAGACATGATATCCTCCTATTCCAATTCGGAATCCCAATGGCGATTGCATTTCCTGCAGCAATAAAATTTAGTTCGCAATTGGATTATATCATCATTTTTGGCCCCACAGTTAGGGCATTGAGTTTTGTTGATCCTTGCGTGGCTAAAGTTTGCTTTTCCTTTAATTAACATTCTCGGTATCCCCCGAGTAGGGATATGTTTTATTTTCATACTACCTCCTATTTGCAATTTTTCAGTATAGATAGAGAGAGTTTATCTTCATATCTTTGAAATTCTAAATAGAGCATATCATGAGCCAAATTAAACATTTCAAAATAGTTTTTTTCTTTTTTGGCTTTTTTGTATTTTTTGCGAAGTAATTTTTTTAATTCATTTGTTTTCATTTTTTCCTCCTTTATAAATTAAACTTCTTTCTAAAACCCACGGCTTTAGCCGTGGGCAGATTTAAGTCTTTCATATTCAGGTAAGCAGCATTTTTTAAATTTCTTACCACTCCCGCACCAGCAAGGATCATTTCTACCCGGCACCCAATGGAGTATTTCATTGGCTTGTTTCAGAAGCAAGTTAATATCTTCATCTGAAATTTGGTCATCTATAGTATTTAAAATGTCCTCGTCCCAATTATCTTTTATAAAATCATTTTCTTCCATGTTATTCCTCTATTATCTGTAGCTGTCATCTACCCACGGCTTTAGCCGTGGGTTAGGGACAAATATATTTTTTCTTCATTCATCGCGTTTATTCCAATAGACTTCCTTCAATTCATAATTAGAGATTTCTAATTCTTTAGCAAAATCTATGGCTTGCTGAAGACTATTAAACTTTCTGTCATTAATATAGTAGTGAGTACCTCCAGCCCATTTAGTAATAGTAATAATAGTTGGAGAGGGAAATTTAAGTTTATCTGAAACTTTTTCATCAATTCTTGTAAAAAACTTGTCTGGATTAAAAATAAATCCACCATTTCCATTTATATAGATTTTTTTATATTTATTTAAAACTTCTAATTTAGGTTTAAATATAACATTCATGAAATAATCTTTAATCTCTCCTATTGAGTATTTAACACGCACACTCTCAAGACCTTCATATGAAACAGTTTTAGAAGTGGATTTAGGATCGTTCTTCCCAGTTAAATAATCAAGACTGGTTTTTTCTTCCAACAGATATCTCATGGTAGTGGTAGGATGTTTGTTAGAGTTTAAATCTTTAATAAATAAAGGGAAATTCTTTTTTAAGTAATTATTATACCAATAAAATAATTCTTTTTTAGAGCTAATTTCTAAAAACCAAAAAACACAGTTTATATTCTCATCTTTAAATTTAACAAATTTATATTTCATAGGATCCTTTTTTACCTCCTTTAATAAACTTTTCTGTAGCAAATTCATCGTTAGATATTTGCCAGTAGTTTTTACTTATCTCTATACCTATAAAATTTCTTTTTAGTTCTTTAGCGACAATGCAAGTGGTTCCTGACCCTGAGAAGGGATCCAAGACAGTATCTCCTACATAGGACAACAAATTGATACAACTAGCCGCCAATTTCTTTGGGAAATTGGCTGGGGTTAAACCTTTTGGCACTGTACCTATATTCCATATACCTCTGGTTAAACTAACAAAATTTTCTTTATCAATAGTAGAAGTACCTTTATTTAATTTTTTCCATTGAGTTTTGTATAATATTAATATTCCTTCATAGGGGCAGGATATATATGGAGCGGAGGCGGATAGCCAGGATCCAAATGCTGTTTTTTTAGATAAAGTAATATCGGTCCATATAGCAATACTATGATGTTTAAATCCTATTTCTTTTACGGCTATCCAATTAAGGTCCATTAGTGGTGATTGGCGGGACATAGTATTATTTGATTTACCTGCTCCCTTTCCCAAGCTCAAGTAATGATTTAGACAAAATCTACCATCTTCTTTTAATACCCGGTATAATTCTTTCATCCATTGCCGGCACCAATTATAATAGTCATCCCATGACATATTGTCATTCCAGCTATCGTATTCTATACCTAAATTATAGGGTGGGGATGTAACTACAAGGTCTATGGAATTGTCAGGTATTTGTTGGAGAAAATCGACGCAATCTGCGTTATGGATTTTGTTCAATATATCTCTTAATTCAGGCATATCAATACAATATTTTCCTATCGTTCAAAGGATTGGGAATAGCTATAACTTTATATTTAAGTTTATTCTTTTTAGCAAAATTAGCATCAAGGCATCTTTCAGCGCCGTAGTGGGTAGTATGCAAATGGTTACATGGGATCCATTTGCCTTTGCATTTATATATTAATTTATATTTTGTTTTCTTATAGATATGCATTATTTTAATTCGCCACCTGCGAGATTCCTCGCAGATGGCGAGCAAATGAACTCCAATTATTTTTTTACAGTGGAATGTCTTTCTTCTATTACAGTGACATTATCTTCATCTTCTGTTGTTTGCTGTCTTTTAGCGACAACAACAGAAGGAGGGGTAGCGTTCGTTGTATTTTTAGATCCTGCCACAATTGTTGTTACCTTAGGTTTATTCACTAAAGTATACGTTATAGTATACTTTAGTGGTGAGGAAGTATGAACGAATTCCTCAATCGCCCGATTGCACACTAGTAATAACTTTGCGGCTTCTTTTGTTAAGGTTATAGTTGTATCTTTCTCAGAAATGATTATCTCATTATCTTTAAAAGAGACTTCTATTTTTCTGGTTGTTTGTGTATTTTTTTCTGCCATTAATTCCTCCCTGGATTTAATATTAAAAAAATATTACAAAATTTTTGCAACATTTGTCAAGTATTTTTTTTGTCTATATTAGAATCATTTAATGAATCGATGATTTTAGGTGGTGGGGGTAATACAGGGTCTATAGTGGATTCGAATATTGCTTCAGGGATTTCATTAAAGTGGAGCAAATTATTTAATTCTTTAACTGACTGTTGAGGCAGTTTAATATTCTTTTGGATATTATTAATCGCCTCGCTGGCCATAGTAGTCATTCCGCCTATTGCCGCCATAATTTCTCTATGCAGGGTACCCATTTTAATTAAGTTTGATCTTGAGTATTGGGTGGTACTCTCTTTATAATTGACATCCAATCCAAATTTTTTAACCATTTTAACTTTATCGACATCCTTCATAATATCCGCGGTAGCGATTCTGCGGGCCAATCTAAGTCCTACGGTTAATAATTTTTGGTAATATTCGGTATGGTCGTATAATTTCAGTGCCATTTTATATGCCCGCATAGTTCCTTTAATGAACCCGTAAGCACGCAGGCCGTAGCGTTGGGCTAGTAGTGTAAGCATTTCATGCAAAAGGAATGACAATTTGCGATAGCCTTCTTCTTCTAGAACTAGCGCCTCGCACATTAGGAACGCCGCATGTTTGCAGAACATGGTATACCTATATTTATAAGGAACCATATTATATATTGTTTTCTTTTTCTGGATTCCCAAAGGTTCTTCTTCCTCTTCGAAATCCTCGAATATATTATTAATAGCGAGGTAATTGACCATTGGTTCCCTGGTAGGTAGGATAGCGGTATTAAATTTTTCGTTGATAATAGTTTCTATATATCCTAATCTTGCGAGTGGGCGAGCGACATTAATATCGTCTAATATTTTTATACGGACCCTGCCGTATTTAAATACGGTAACGAAATCCCCTTCTTTAATTGAGGTATATACTTTTATAGGGATACCTTCAATTAAATAATCCTTTCTCTTTCTCCCGAAGGCGACATCTTTGATGTCGTCTTCGGTGAGGTTTTTATGGAATGGGTCGGTATTTTCTGGTTCCATTTTTTTTTAAATTTTTATTTTATATTCCTTTTTGAGCAAATTAATTTCTTTTTTCCAAGATTTTATTAAAGATTTATCTAATTTTATTTTATCTTTTAGAGCTTCTATTTCTCTTAAAGTATTTTGTATGTTTTCTTTTAGCATAGCGATTTTTCTATCCACAATTAATCTATCATGTTTTTTAAATATCTTCTTATCCCCGGTGCCGATCACTTCGATAGAATGGTATTCATACACTTTACCGTCGCATTTGACGGAGTATTCCTGTTGCCCTCTTACGATGGTTATAGTAACCACCTGCCCGGTTTTTTCTTTACCCTCCCGGGTTTTAAATTTAACTATATCCCCTATATTATATACCCCTTTATTGTCTGATTTGTTTGGGGTATCTACTTCAAAGTAGATAGGGTTACCTTCATTGTTTACGTTATTCATTTATTTTTTCCTCCTTTATTTTTTTCGCAGGTATCATCATTATAAATTAAACTCCTTCTAAAACCCACGGTTTTAACCGTGGGATACAGAAGGATAAAGAACATATACAAATATTAGCATTATTAAAAAATAGTTGTCAAGTCAAAAAAATAAATGACAATAAAGGGGATTATATAATAGGTATGATAAGAATAACCTACCACTGTAACCTAAAAGGAAATAAAGAGAAACTAGCGTTTCTGGAACAACAATATAAATATGTTCAAATAATAGCTAGATATTACCTTTGGTATATTAAGTCAACTAAAGAGTATAGGAAATCAGAAATACATAAAGCTACATACGAAAAAATAAGAACTAAGTATCCATTTCTGTATTCTAAATTAATACAACATATAAGGGATAAGGTTCTAAGTTCTGTTAAAGCTAAGAAGTTGTATAAAATCAAAAAATTAAATTTTCCTTTAATTTTTGATTATCAAAATTTTAACATAGAATTTAAAGAAGGTTATTATAATGCATGGATAAGATTGTGTAAAAATAATTATCCCCTAGAAGGTTTAAGAACTATAAATAAATTAAAAGAAATTATTTCAATAAAAGAAATCCAAATAAAGAAGATAAATAAAGATTGGAGAATATACTTCATTTGTGAAGTAAAAGAAAATAATAATGTTAAGGGAAATCAAAGGTTAGGTATAGATATCAACATAAAAAATATAACCCTTTCAAATAATAAAAGATTCAATTTAAAGCAATATGTACATAAGAAAATAGAATACCAAAAACATAAACAAAAAGATAAAATAATAAGATACTCTAAAGATTTCTTCCATAAGTTGACTTCTGAGTTGGTTAAGTATCTAATAGAAATGGGAGGTTCTCAAATTATATTAGAGAACCTAACTAATATCAGGAAGTCAAGTTCTAGAAAAGAAGGAACATCTAAAGGGAAAAATATAAATTATCTAATCAATAATGTATTTCCCTATAAAATGTTTCAAAGTTTTCTAGAGTACAAGTGTAAGTTAAATGGGATAGAAGTTAAATATATCAATCCAAGGAATACTAGTAAGACTTGTAATCAATGTGGATCCCCAGATACTAATAGACCTAAACAAAGTCTATTAATATGTAATACTTGTGGAAGAAGATTAAACGCAGATTTAAATGGAGCTAAAAACATCTTGAAGTTTTCACTTCAAGATGGGTCGCCGAGTCGT